CGATCTGCACCGACGAGGCGTTGGCCGCGAGCCACCCGGCCGTCGCCGCCACCCATTGCGTTCCGGTCCACCGGAACTTCGCGAGGTCGCCGGAGCGTATCCACAGGTCGCCGACGGCGTAGTCGCCACCGGGCGGCGGCGTCTGCTGCACGTAGACCTTGCGTCCGACGCTCGCCGTGAGCGTCGTGAGGCTCGCCGCGTAGCTCTCGACCTTCGAGGCGAGCGTCGAGAGTTGCGTCGAGGCGCTCGCCGAGAAGTCGCCGAAGTCGGCGGTGAGCGCCGTGAGCGCGTCCGCCGTCGCCCGAAGCTCGTTCACGGTGGCGGTGAGCTCGGTGTTGATGAGAGCGAGGTTGCCGCCGAACGCGGCCGAAAGCTCCTGCAGCTGCTGCGCGAGCGCCTCGTCGCCATCGACCCGCGCGGTGTTGACGATGATGATCTGCGCGGCCGCGGCGGCGATCTCGGCCGTGAGCGCGGTGAACTGCTGCGCATAGGCTTCGTCGAGCGACGCGAGCGCCGTCGAGATCTGCACGATCTGCGCCGCCGCGCCGTCGTACTGCGCGACGAGCTGCAGCACCTCCTGCGCCCGGATGCGGCCCTCCTCGACGATCTGTGTCGAGAGCGCCCGCGTGGCCGAGGCGAACCGCTGCTCGCGCTTCACCCCCTCTTCGTAGATCTGCACCTGGTTGACGAGCGCCGCCTCGCCGAGGCTCTCGATGAGGTCGCGCGGGTTGAGGAAGGGGAACAGCGCCGCGACGCTGTCGCGCGTGCCGTGCCCTTCCGGCCAGCCCGGCACCGCCGGCGCCCGCCGCACGTCGGACAGGAGCGCGCCGAGATTGGCGATGTCGCGCAGGAACCCCTTGATCTCCTTGTCGAGCTGGTCGAGGTCGATCGCCTCGTCATAGAGTCGCTTGGCGAGGTCGGCGATGTCGGAGTCCCGCGCGCGCGGCACCACGAAGTCCTCGCCCGTCGTCACCGACACCCAGCCGGTCCAGGTCGTCGGCCGCCCCGGCCGGGTCGTGATGGTGGCGCGCACCTCGTAATCCTGGCCCGCCAGGATGCCGCGGGTGATCTTGAGCCGCCCCTTGCTAGGGTCCGTCTGCTCGAAGCGCTCGGCCTCGGTCTCGCCGATCACCCGCACCTCGACCGGGACCGACGTCACCCGCCGGTCGGTGATCTCGTCCCATCTCACGATGAGGCACGGCAGCTTCTGGCGCGGCTCGGTGCGCTCCACCAGGCCGGCCTGCACTGTGAGTCCGGTGACCGTCATCGGCAGCGTCGGCACGAAGGGCGGAATGACGACGACGTCCGGCTCGTCGTCGACCGCGCCGTTGTAGACCGAGGCCCTGATCTCCCGGAGCCGGAGCGAGATCGTGAGGTCCGCCAGATTGAGCGTCCGGCCCTCGATCTTCCAGGTGTTGATGCCGTGCTTCGGCCACGACACCCAATCACCCGGCGCGAGCGCCAGCCACTTCCACCCGACGGTCACCGTCCTGCGCCCCTGGCAGCGCATTTCCTCGCCGCGGATGAGCCGCACCCGCCGGGCCTGCTTCTTGTTCGGGATCGACGGCAGGTCGAGCTGCATCTCGATCCGCTCGCCGCCGTCCGTCGCCTCCCAGCTGTCCACCTGCAACGGCTCATAGCCGTTCATCGACCACGCCTTGGCGGGCTCGAGGTACGTGCCCGTGACGTAGTTGGCCGTCTCGCTGCGCGGCAGCATCGACGAGAACGTGGTCGGCGCCCCGACGACGAGGTCGCCGTCCGTGAGCGTCGCGACGACGCTCTGCGCGGCCCCGGCCTCGATCCAGAACGTGCCGGCGAGCTCGTAGGCCTGCCCTGCCATCGCGTCGAGGAACGCCTGGATCGCGTCGCGGTGCTCGGTCTCCTCTGAGGTGATGACGGAGCAGACGTAGCGCGGCCGCCCGTTCACGTCCTCGTCGCAGATGTTGGCGGCGCCGATGAACGAGGCCGTCGGCAGGTCGTGGCTGGGCACGCCCATTCCGCCGATGCGCACGCCGTCGCCGCGGTAGCAGCCGCGATAGTAGTTGTACGCGCAGACCGGCGGGTTCTCGGTCCACTCCCAGGTCGCCGCATTGTTCCAACGGTGAGGGCCGCTGCCGCCGTTGGTCGAGTCCTTGCGCGGGTCGTAGAGCCGCGCGCCGCGCACCTCCCACAGGAACTCGGGCAGACCGCCCGGGAACACCTCCGGGTCATAGGTGAGGGTGAGCGACACGTAGCAGACGCCGCGGCCGCGGTGCTGCGCGGTCCAGCGCTTCGCCGTGTCGCCGCCGCCGATCTCCTGCGCATGCGCGACAAGCTCGGTATCGGCCGTCTGGTCCATCGTGCCGCGGAAGAACCGCACCACGATGTCGGGCTCGTCGGCATCCGGACGGAAGCCGCCGATGCCATAGGTGGCATGAGCGCCGCCCTCGCTCGCCCGCGCGAAGAGCCCCTTCTTCTCGCCGTCCACCCACACGTTCGCGAGGCCGTCGCACTCGCAATCGGCGAGCACGTAGACGAGCTGCAGGTGCTTCTCGTCCTTGCCGTGGACGTTGTGATAGACGAGGTGCCCCGCGACCGCCGCGCGTCCGAAGATCCATTGCCGCGGCACGTCGCCGGAGGCCTGCACCTCGAGCTTCGCGCCGCCCGGCGCCGCCTTCTGCCGCGGCGGGTCGGGCTTCAGCATGCCGGCGAGCAGCGACAGCCCGAACGACGCGCCGATCCCGATGAGCGCCGTGCCGAACGAGCCGAGCCCGAACGCCGCTCCGGCGGCCGCCACGGCGACGGCGAGCAGCGGCCCGGCGTCGGCCGGCGTCGCCGCGAGGGCAGCCGCGACGAGGGCCGCGAGCCCGAGGAGGATCCTGCGCATCATCTATCCGACCCGGAAGGCCCTGCTGACGTGGTCGAGCCGCACCCCGGCGAGGCCGCCGGCCGGTGCGAGCGAGACGAAGCGGGCGCCGAGCGAGACGGTCACCGTCTCGTGCGCCCCGTGCACGATGGCGAGGTCGCCGCGCTGCGCGAGCGCCGGCGCGATCTCGGGGAAGACGGCGGCGAGCGCCGCCTCGATCGAGGCGAAGCCGCGCGCGCGAAGGCGCCGCCGGGCGCCGGCGGCCGAGCGCCACCGGCCCGCCTCGTCGGCGTAGGGGTTCCCGCCCGTCACCGCCGCGACGCACGCCATGGCGAAGGTGAAGCAGTCGGCGCGCCCCCAGGCGAACGGGGCGTTCTGGTGCGCCTCGACGACCGCGAACAGCCGCGCATCCCAATCGGCGAGGCGTGCCATCAGTCGTCGTTCCACTTGCGGCGGCGCCGGCCGCGGTTCTCGTGCGGGTTGTCCTGCCCCCACCAGATCTTCTGGTGGCCGATTTCGCCCACGTGCTCGAAGAAGCGGTCGCCCGGCGAGAACCGCTGCTGATCCTCGGTCGTTCGCAACGAGGTGCCGCTCTTCACGTAGTCGACGGCCCGGCTGGCCAGCGTCGCCTTGAGCGAGGCCGAGCCATCGGCCTCTTCCTCGTGCTCGAGGTCGTCGATCGTGCCGCGATAGACGACCTCCATCGACGCCCGGTCGAGCGTCGTCGGGTCGAAGAACCCGATCCAGCACGTGACTGGCCGGAACCGGTAGGATTGCTCTTCGATCGACGCGAGCACGTCCGGGGTGAGCGCGCTGTCAGCGATCGACCGGAGCCGCAGCACCAGCGACGAGGCGGCGAGGCTGGTGCCGCCCTCGATCGCCTCGACCTCGATCAGCGAGGCGCCGCCGACGAAGTCGATGCCGGCGTACACGTGCGTGCCGGCCCCGTCCCAGAAGCCGTACTGGCCGCTCGGCAGGTCGAACATCACGAAGCCGCGCTGCACCCATGTCCCGGCATCGAGCAGCGCTTGGGCGGCCGGCGTGACCTGAAACATCAGAGCACCTGCAGGCCGCGGAAGCGCACCGGCGGCGGGTTCTTCGTCCGCGGCGCCTCGATCGAATCCGGCTCGAGCCGCATGAGGCAGCTCGCGTCGTGGAAGCGGGCCGTCGCCCCGACCGGAAAGGCGCTCGTCAGAACCGCCGGCTCGACGTCGAGGGCGATCGTCCCGCCGCCCGAGGCCGACGCCGGGGCGAGGATGCGGTGCAGGCCGCGCCGCGCCCCCTGCTGCAGCCCCACATAGTCGCCGGGCCGCAGTTGCAGCGTCGAAGGAACCCCCTCGACCGCGATCGCGAAGGCGCCGCGTCCGGTGACGGACCCGACCCCGTTCCACCCGGCGATGCCGTTCGGGTGCATCCGCGGCCGCCGGCGGCTCGGGTCGAAGGCGAGGAAGGTGCCGAGCCGTCCCCTGAGGCTCGCCCACCAGGCGCTCCACTCCTCATGGTCGCCGGGCATGAGCTTTGCCGAGGTGAAGTCGGCCGACCACAGCGCATCGGCCACCTCGGCGGCCTGCTGGTCGCCCGAGCGGAAGCGCGTCACGATGTCGGTGCGCACGAGGTCGAAGCGCACCGACGAGAACCGCGCGATCGACGGGAAGGCGAGCGGATAGGTGACCGCCATCAGCGGTATTTCCCGTTCCGCCGGGCGTCGGCCATGACGCCCGGGATGCGCTTCGGCAGCACGTCGCGGTCGTAGGCCCGGATCCCGTCGCGCACGATCGCCCGCACCACCTCGAGCCCGTCGGCGTCGCGCTCGACGCGATGCTCGATGTCGGCGCCGCCGGAGCGTTGGTCGATCACCTCGACCCTCACGCCGGCGCCGGCGAGGGTCCGTTCGATCGTCGGCCGCGGCGGCGACGAGTTCGTCGAAAGCGATGGCGACATCCTGGTCAGCGGCGCCATGTCGGACATCCCCGCCAGCGTCTCCGAGGCCGAGGCCGGCCCCGTCGGCAGAAGGTTGAGCGGCGCCCCCGTCGCCGTCCCGCCGCCGCTCCCGAGCGAGCCGAGGCCACCGCCGAGCCACGACCAAAGGCCGCCGCCCGAGGACGTCTGTCCGCCAGTCGCGAACAGCTGACCGAGCCCGTCTTTCGCGAACAGCGCATCGACGCCGAGGTCGAGCAGCCGGTCGGAAAGCCGGTCGAGCACGTTCGCGAACGCCTCCGCGCCGCTCGCCCCATCCTTCAGGTCGTGCAGGAAGCCGCCGAGCGCGTCGCGCCCCATGTCGCGCGCGACCTCGGCGAAGGCCTCTGCCTGTTCGGCCGCCTTCTTCTGCGCCTCGGTCGCAACCTCGAGCGCCGTTTTCTTGGCGTAGAGAGCGCGCACCTCGGCGGCGATCGCCTGGCCGGCCTCCGACGAGAGGTCGACACCCGCCTCCTTCAGCCGCGAATAGAGCTCCTGCTGTTCGGCCGTCCTCCCGAGCTGGTCCTGCTCGAAGCGCAGCGCGGCCATCACGCCGGCGATCGCCTCGCCCTGCCGCTTCGCCGCATCGGCCGCCTCGTCGCGCACCTTCGCGTCGCCGCGCACCTCCTCGATGTGCGCATGCGTATGCCCCGCCGCCGGGCCGCCGAGCGGCGTCTCGGTCGCCACCGGGAAGCCGAGGCCGTAGGCGCCGGCGTTCGCGGCGGCCCACTCGCGCGCGGCATGGCTGCCGAAGGTGATGTCGGCCGCCTCGCCCTTTTCGTGCTTCGAGGTGCCGGGCGGCGCGACGTGCTTGCGCGCTTCCGCCGGCGAACCGTATTTCTGCAGCGCCTCCGCCCACAGCCGCGCCTGCTGCTCGGTCGATCGGAGGCCCGACGAGATGCCGAGCTCGAGGCCCTCCGCCGCCGCGTCGGCGATCATCTGCCGGAGCTTCGTCTGGAAATCGTCGTCGAGCCCGGCGAGCCGGTCGGGCGAGCCGGCAGTGACGGTGATCTCGGTGGCGGCGGCCGACGACCGGCGCGCCATCTCGGCCTTCAGGCCGGCGAGCTGCTGCTCGTAGTTCTCGACCAGCGTCTCCGAGCCCGGCCAGGTCCGCGCCTTGGCGATGGCCGCCTCGATCGTCTCGATCTGTTCGGCTATCGCGGCGAGGGGGCGCGCTTCGACCGGCCGGAGCAGGTCGACGAGATATTTGACTTCGGCGGTGGCCGCGACGACGGCGCGTTTGAACGTCCGTTCGACGGTATCGGATACGTCCTGAAACGCTCGGTCGATCTCCGAGGCCTGTTCGACGATCTCGCGATCGAGCACGGCCCCGACGTCCCGCGCCTCGTCGCGCAACTCGGCGAGCGACCGGGCGCTCGCGGCGAGGAACTTTTGGAATTCCTCCGCCGCGGTGCCACCGAAGATCTCGTCGAGCACGCGCACCTGCGCGGCCCGGTCGAGGCCCTTCGCCCGCTCGATGATCTCCTGCAGCAGCGCCGCCGGGTCGCGCAGCTTCGCCCGCAGGTCCGCCGCCGAGTAGCCGAGCCGCTTGAAGGCTTCGGCGGCGGCCCCCTGGCCGGTCACCACGAACTCGTCGGCGCGCAGTTGCAGTTCTTTCACGCCGTCGCTGAGTGCGTCGACGGACACACGCGACTGCTCGGCCGCATATTTGAGCTCCTGGAACGGCTCGACATCGATCGAGGCCCGCGCCGCCTCGCCTTTGAGCTCGATGAGCGAGGCCGTGGCGCCCTTGAGCGCGGCGATCGTGCCGAAGATCGCCGCGCCGGCGACGAGCCCGCCCGGCCCGAGCCGCGACAGCGCGAGGCCAGCCGGCCCGAGCGAGGTCGCCATGCCCTCGGCGCGGCCGCGCAGCTCGCCCATCACGTCCGAGAGCGCGACGAGGCCCCGGTTCGGCGTCTTCGCGGCGTCGCCCAGCTGCTTCAACGCGCTCGCGCCGTCGCGGCCCATCCCGGCGAGCGCCTGGCGCACCTTCTCGGCATCCTTGACCGCGAGTCGGATGGTCACCGCCCCGCCACTGCGCTCAGCCATCGGTTCGTCCCCTTTCTCGCGCGAGCGCCAGGCCCGCCAGCATTCCCGCCTCCGCCTCGGCGAGGCAGTGGCCGATCATCTCCCGGTCTGTGTCGGGCTCTGCCGCGGCGAGGGCCGCGGCGGCGCCCCAGTCGAGGCCCACGATGAGGCCCGCCATGCCGGCCCGGAGCCACAGCCCGCTCCGATCGGCGAGCGCGAGCGCGAGAGCGCCCTCCCGGGTCGTCGGTGCGTGCTCGCGTTCCGGGCAGAGCCGCCCGTCGGCGCCGCGGCGCCCTACGGCGCAGGGCTCTCCGGCGTCCCGGCAGCTTCGGCAGTAGCTTCCGCCGCCTCGCCCGCGCCACTCGGCGAGGCGGCGGATGCGTTTCCCTCGTCGCGCCGGCCGTGCAGCGGTGCGAGCGCCGCGTCGAGGATCGCCCTGGCCATGGCCGGCTCCCGGCAGAGCGCGAGGATCGCATCGCGGCCGGGAGTGACCGGCACTCCGTCCTCGTCGCCGATGCCCGTCCATCCTTTGATGCAGCGCACCCCGATCTCGACGGCGAGGAGGTGGTGCGCGAGGCCGCTCGCGAGGTCGTCGTCGGCGAGGACTGTCGGACCGTCGAGCCCGGCGGTTGCGGCCGCCTCTTCGCCCCTGCGCAGCGCCGCCAGGGTGCGCTCGACGGCGACGGCCGAGGCGTGGTGCTCAGCGGTCGTCGCCGGCACCACGGCGACCATCGCCCCGCCGGGCAGACGCACCAGGGCGGCGGGCGGCGGGCTGGTGCGAAGCGTCAGCATCAGTAGCTCCCGACGGCGTTCTTGAGCGTCACCGTCGCCATCGCGGCGGCGGCGGTCTGCGCGGCGCGCAGGTTGAGCGTCTGCTCGAGCCCGCCCGGTCCGTCGATCGGCCGGCCGGAGCGCTCGAGGAAGACGCGCGGCGCGGCAATGAGGAGCGAGCGCGTCGCCGAGAGGGCGTATTCGATCTCGAGGTCGTCGGGCGTGCCGGCGATCGCCGCGTCGTCGAGCGTCGAGACCGGCGCCCGGACCCGGATCGACCCGGTGAGGCTCGGGTCGGCCGCCGGCACGATGCCGGAGATTTCGTCGGGGTTCGTCGCCCCGTCGAGGTAGCGCTCGCCGTCCATGCCGGTGGCATAGGTGAGGTCGGCGGCGAGCGCCTTGCCGACCACCGTCCCGTTCCACCGAACCACGCCGACGACGCCCGGCAGCGGCACCCGGTCGAGCGCCACCGCTGGGGCGCCGCCGCCGCTGGCGCCGAGCTTCGCCTCGCCCTTGCCGACGAGGTCGAGATCGACGCGGCGGAAGCCCGCCTCCTTCGCGATGGCGAAGCGGATCGACCGCGCCGCGAGGCCGAGGTGCTGGCGGAACTCGCCCGACGCCGCCTTGATCTCGGCGGCGTAGGTCGGAAGCTGCGCGGCGCCGGAGGTGAAGATGTGCGTCTTGTCCGTCGTGCCGGTGGTCGTGGGCGCGCCGAAGGCGAGCTTCAGCCAATAGCCGATGTGGGCGAGGTCGAGCGGCACGACGAGCGCGCCGCCGTGCGCGGTGAGGCCCGGCGCCGGGTCGAACGGGTCGCGCGCCGTCGCCCCGCCGACCCCGATCACCGGATCGTCTTCGAAGGGCCGCGCCGCCGCGAGGCCCGACGAATAGAAGTAGGTCGCGAGCCAGTTGCCGGACGGCGCGACGCCGTAGCTCGCCTCGTCCTTCACGAGAAGGCGGGACTCGCGGCCGGTGAAGATGGTGTCAGTCGACATCGACGCTCTCCTTCAGGGCGACGGGCGCGCGGCCCCAGGTCGCGAGGTCGGTTGCGGTGGCGGGCCGGGCGACGCCCTCGGCTAGGAGGCGCGCGGCGAGGTCGTCGCCGGCGGAGGCGACGGTGCCGCGGCGCACGTCGCCGTGGTCGTGCACGAGCACGAGCGGGCCGGCGGGTGCCGGCGAAGCTGCGGTCTTGGCCATGGGTGGTCCCTCAGAACGGGCGCGGGCTGGTGAACGCCAGCCGCACGGTGACGACGGCTGCCTTGATCTGCGGCGCGCCGTCGGTGACGAGCCCCGAGCGGGCGATCGCCTCGATCTCGGCGTGCGAGACGGTGCCGCCGAGCGTGCCGTCCGCCTCGACGGCGGCGGCGATCACCTCGAGCCCGGCGTCGAAGGTCGCGTCCCGCTCTTCCTGGTCCGCGTTCTCGACGATGAGCTCGATGGCGGCGCGGTGCGCCAGCTCGTAGACGTCGCCCTCCTCGCCGAGGAGGCGGTCCGTCACCTCGCCGTCGCCGTCGGTGAGGTTGAGGAGCGCGCCGCCGCCGGCGAGGTCGGCGAGCACCGTCGCGATCTCGCGGTTGCGCGTCGGCGCCGGCAGGGGCGGCGTCGCGGCGGCCGCAGCCGCGGCGAGCGACGCCTTGAGGGCGACGAGCGCCGCCTCGGTCCGCGTCATCGCGCCGGCTCCTGTTCGTTGCGGAAGGCCTCGGCGAGTGACCGCGCGACGATGTCGGGCCAGGCCGCCGTGGCGTCGGCGACGAGGCGGTCGAAGTCGATCCGCTTCTTGAGGCGCACCTGCCGGACGAGGATGAACATCACGATGCGCACCGCGTTTCGGCCCTGCTTCTTCCGGCCCGCCGAGGCTCTGCGCCAGCCGGACTTGTTCTTGGCGCGGATGCCGTCGACCGTCGCGAGCACGACACCCGGCCGGGTGAGCGAGGGCACGTATTCGAAGTCGCCGAAGCGGTCCTCGACCTCGGTGGGCGAGAGCGTCTTCCGGTTTCCGAAGCCCGGCACGTTCTCGGTCGGGATCCAGAGATAGACGCCGCCCTTCACCGGCCGGATCGTCGCCCCGTGGGCGAACACGCGGATGAGCTCCGGCGCCTTCGTGTAGACGAAGGCCGACGGCTCAAGGGTGCGGGTGCCCTTGCGCGGATAGACCACGCCGCGCACCGTCCGCCCCAGCCGCTCGCCAAGGCCGGCGCCGACGATCGCGGCGCGGTAGCGGTCCTTCACCACCCCGGCCGCGAGCCCGGCGGCCTTGTAGAGCCCGCCCCGCAGCACCGCCTCGCGCCCCTCGAGGTGCGCGCGGAGGTTCCCCTCGATCGCCAGGTCGAACCTCATGCCGGCGCGACCTCGCACGTCCAGACGAGCCCGAGCGGGTCGGCCTTTCGCGGCGCCGCGATCACGCGATAGTCGGCGGTCCCGACCACGAAGCAGCCGCCTTCCGCCGGCGTCGCCTCCGCGGCCCTGACCTTGGCGTGCCGGCGCTCGCGCACGAGCCTCGACTGGCCGAGCTCGTCGATCTCCTGCGGCCGCGTCACGATCACGCTGCAGGCGACGGCCGGCCCCTCCGCCGGCTGGTAGCTGCCGGGTCGGCCCCAGACGGCGAACTGCACGTCCACCGTCCGGGTCGCAGGGTCGAGCTCGGCCATCAGGCCGCGCCGCCCTCGTCGGCGTCGGCGGTCTCGATCGCGACGCGCGCGGGCGCGGCCGGCACCGGGCCGACGATGCCGGTGGCGTCGAGGGCCGCCGCATCCGCTTCCGACAGATCCACCACGTCGCCCTTGCGGGCCGTCTGCTCGCCGAGCCGCACCGTGCCGATCAGCACCAGCCGCTCGACCGTCTTCGCCTTCTTGGCGCTCATCTCCGGTCCTCATCGTTCGGGAAGGGGGAGGCCGGCGCGGGCGCGCCGGCCGGCGTCGCGCCTCAGCGCACCTTGGCGCAGAGCGCCGCGTTGACGCGGGTCGGCACGACGAGCGGCGCCGACTCGGACTTCACGAAGCGCCGCGACGGGTTCTTCTCGTCGTAGACGTCGGGGAGGATCTCGAGCGGGCGCAGCACCTCGACGTCCTCGATGGCGCCGTGCGCCTGCACGCCTTCGACGAACGACGACCCGACGATGACGTTGAAGTCGTCGAGGAACTTCGCCGCCGTGCCGTTCTCCTCGTCGTAGCTCTGCTGGTAGACGTGGAAGTCGAGCTCGCCGATCGTGCCGACGTAGCGAGCGCCGGTGATCGTGTTGTCGACCGATACCGGCCCGAGTTCGACGTTGCCCGAGGCCTGCCGGCGGAGGTCGAGCAGCTTCATCAGCCGCTCGGACTGTCGGGCGATCTTCCACGCCCCCGGCGCGAACGTGATCATCGTGCCGGCGACGCCGCAGTGATCCTGCACGAGGCCCGCCCAGGTCTCGATGTCGTCGAGCGGGTCGACGCCGCTCTCGCCCCAGCGGGCGGTGGTCAGCAGCGTGACGGTCAGATCCTCGTGCCGGTCGTAGTCGACGATCTGCTTCGGATAGTCCGGCCCTTCGACGACGACCTGCCCGAAGCGGACCGCCTGCGCCGCCATCCACTCCTTGCGCCGCAGGATCGCCTTGCGCTGCGCGTCGAGGACGTCGGTGATGATGGCGTCCATGCGCGCCTCGGGCGACATCTCGCCCATGTAGCGCTCGCCGGCGCGCCGCTTCAGCGCCCGGCCGGGCTTCACCGCCTCGAGCATCTTGATGTAGGCCGGCTTGAAGGTCTTCGTCTCGTAGCCGCCCGTGCGCGTCGGCCGAGCGGTCGCGTCCGGATGGACGAACGGCGCGAGCTTCGCCTTCGTCTTCAGGATGTCGAAGTCGATCGACTCGGTGTCGAAGGTCTGGATCGTCGGGAAGAAGGTGTCGAGCAGGAACGTCTTCGGACGGTCGAGCTTCTCCTCGATCACCTTCAGCAGCGTGCGGGTGTCATAGGCGCCGACGGGCATGTCGGATCTCCTTTTGATGAGATGCGGGGAAGGCGGCGCCGACCGCCGGCGCCGATGTCGTCAGAGCGCGAGCGGCTCGCGCAGGAAGATGCCCTTGCCGCCGAAGGCGAGCTTCACGGTCTCGGCCGTGTGGCCGGCGCCGTAGACGAGCTTGGTCTCGTCGAAGTGGCCGGCCTTGTAGACCGGCGCCGAGACGTCGCCGCCGCTCGCATCGGTCGCGGCGACGAGGATCGCGACCGGCGTCTGCGAGCCGTCGCTCGCGGCCAAAAGCGACAGGATCAGCTTCTTGCTCGCCGTGACGCGGCCGAGAACGGAGCCGCGGGCGAGGTTTTGGCCCGCGGCGATCGTCTCCGGCTCGCTGAAGACGGGCATGTCCCCGACGATGAGGTCGTCGGGGGAATAGGTGAAGGTCTCCGCCATGTTGGTGGTCCTCTGTCGTCGGCCGGGTCCGGCCGGGCTGCGGGGGAGTTCGGGTCAGGCCTTGCGGAGCCGCGTGGAGCCGCCGGCGGCCGCGAAGTTCGACGCCATGCGGTCGGCGGTGTCGCCCTTGCCGCCCGCGCCGGCGCCGCTGCCGGGATTCACGTCGCGCCCCGCCATCGCCTCGGTCAGGCGGCCGCCGGCCTTCGGCGCCGCCGAGAGCAGCCGGTCGGCCGTCTTCACCGACAAGCCGGCGAACGCCAGCTCGCGGGCGAGCTTCTCGCGTCCCTTCGCCGAGGGCAGGTCGAGGATCGCCTTCGCCGTCTTCAGGCTGGCGCCGGCCGCCGGCCCGTCCTCGTATTCGTCCTCGGGCTTGTCGTCCTCGCCCTCGGCGGCGGTCTCCTCGTCGTCCACCGGCTTGTCCTCCTCGCCCTCGGCCGACGTTTCGTCCTCGTCGTCCTCGGCGCCGGCGGCGGTCTTCTCATCTTCGTCCTCGGCCACAGCCGCGCCGAGGCGCTTGAGCTTCGCGTTGGCGGAGCCGCGGCCGGAAAGAATGGCCGTGATCTTGTCCCTCAGGCCCATATCGGCCTCCTGTGCTGGGGGGGATGCGTCCTCGGAACCGCTCGTCCCGAGGGTCGAGAGGAGCGAGGCGAAGGCCTCGTCCTCGAAGGCGACTTCGTCGATGAGGGCGGCCGGCGTGGCGCCGCTCGGCATCAGCACGCCGGCCTGAAGCGCGACCACGTCGGCGACGGCGAGGCCGCGCCGACCGGCCACGTGGCCCGCGAAGCGAAGGCCGAGCTCGTCGACCATCCCCTGCATGTCGGTGCGGGCCGTCTCGGAGAGCGGCGCATAGGGCGAGCCGTCCGCCTTCTTCGCGCCGAAGGTGATCGGCGTGACGGTGATCCCCGTCTCGGCGAGCCACCCGCTCATCTCCATGTGCAGGATGATGACGCCGACCGAGCCGGTGAGACCTTCCGGCGACGAGACGATCCGGTCGCAGGCCGCGGCGAGCCAATAGCCGGCCGAGAGCGCCATGGCGCCCACGTAGCCGTGAACCGGCTTCCCCGCCGCCGAGACGGCGCGGATGGATCGGGCGCACCCTTCGAGTCCGTCGACGAGGCCGCCGGGCGTGTCGAATCGGATGAGCACGGCCCGGATCACCGGGTCGAGCCGTGCCTCGTCGAGCGCGGCGGAAACGCGGTCGTAGCCGTCGCACCACACCTCGCCGTCCCACCAGACGAGCGCGCGGTCGAGCAGCGGCCCGCGCACGTCGAGGACGGCGACACCCTCGGCGACGACGAGCCCCGACGGGCGGACCGTCGACCGGGCGCGGAGATAGGGCGGCGTCCAGGCAGCGGGGCGGTCCGGCCGCTCGCCGTCGTCGCCGGCACGCGCGAGACCGAGCATCCGGCCGAGACGGCCGAGCACCGGCTCGCGCTCGCTGCAGCGGGCGAGGAGCGCCGCGACCTGGTCCCGGCCGTGCTGCGGGTCGAGCAGGACCGCCCGCCCGAAGAACCGGGCGGCCGCCGATGCGTCGCGCGACATGCTGTCTACCCTTCCTCGGCCGGCCGCCGATCGGCCGCCGGTCCATCTGTCGGTGCCACGACCGCGAGGTCGGTTTCGGCCGCCGAGAGCCCGAGCGCGCCGAGGGCGGCCGCCTCGCGGGCGAGCTGCGGCAGCACCAGGTTGATGTCTCCGCCCTGTTCAGCGATCTCGCGCTCGAGCGTCGAGATGCGGGCCTTGATCCGGAGCGCCGCGGCCTGGGCTTCCTTCACCGGGTCGACGTAGCCGCGGGCCGGGCCGATCCATTCCGAGCGGACATAGGCCGCCGGTGCTTCGTAGAAGTCCGGCGCCCCGGGCGGAGCCACGATGTCGCCGGTGTCGAGGGCGTCCTCGAGCCACGCGGTATAGATCGGCTGCGCCGCACCCCATGTGATCGTCGCCCGAAGCCGCCCGATCGCCCGCCACACCTCGTTGAGCGCCGCCCGAGCGCTCGAATAGTTGGTCCGCGACCAGTCCATCGACAGCTGTTCGTAGGACAGGCCGAGCGAGGCCGCGAAGTTCTGCAGGAACGCGGTCTGAAAGGCCGGAAAGCCGACCGTGTTGCGCGGGTTGACGTTCATCTCGAGCTTGTCGCTCGGAAAGAGCGTCAGGAACCGCGCGTCGTCGAGCACGCGACGGTCGCCGTAGAAGGCGCCCCGCGCCTCGTTGAGGCCCACCCAATCGACGCCGGCGCGGGAGTGGTCTCCGCCGAGCACTTCGGCGGCGAACTCCTGCCCGAGTTGCGTGTAGATCGCCCCGACGATTGAGCCGTTGATCGCCGCGGCCTTCACCTCGGCCTCGGAATGACGCGACAGCAGCCGCGTCTTGACGAGCGAGGCGACGAGACGCGACACGCCCCGCGTCTGGTCCGGCCGGTGCGGCTCGAAGATGTGGAGCATCTTCGGCCGTTCCCAGCCGTAGACGTCATCCCAGCGCGGAATCCGGTCCCAACGGTAGGCGGCGGGGCTGGTCCAGCGCTCGCCGGGATGGCTGCCGCGCAGGTGGTAGGCGATCGGAGCGCCGTTCTCGTCGAGCTCGACGCCGCCGCGCAGCTGCTCATCGTCCGACTTGCCGTAGGGGTTCGACAGCCGGTCGACGTCGATCACCTGCAGGCACGTCGCATACGGCCAGCCCGCGCGGGGGATCCAGCGCAGCTGGGCGAGGCCCTCGCCGGCCTGCACCATCTCGCGCGCGAGCAGTCCGATCTGCCCGACGAAGGGAAGGCGGCGCTGCGCATCGTTCCGGAACGTCGGATCCTCGGCGAACGACCGCCACTTCGCCTCGATCTCCTGCGCGAACTCCTTCGCCGCCTCTTCCGGGATGCCGAGGCCGCGGGCATCGGGCTTCGCCGACAGGCGGAACGTCGCGCCGACCGTCATGTCGACGAGCCGATCGACCGCCGACTGCGCCCATCCCTCGTTCCGCACGAGGTCGCGGATTCGCGCGACGGACAGGTCGCGCTCCGGCAGCCAATCCGTGTCCGCCGAGTTGAGCGCCGGCATCCATCCGGCGACCGCCTGCGCGCCGAGATCGCCGGCGGCGTGCGCCGATCGCGCCGCCGAGGCTTCGGGGCGCGGCGCCGCGGTCTCGGTCACCGGCGGGAGGGGCTCGTTCACAGCCGGCCTCCGAAGCCGACGCGGACGGGACCGATGCCGGAGGGGCCTCCGGCCATCCGCGACCGCATGAGCCGCAGCCGGGCGATCTCCATGTTGATCTCCTCGACGGTCGCCGCCGCCATCTCGACCGAGCCCAGGTCGGGATAGCTGCTCTTCACCACCTGGGTGCCCGTCAGGCGGGCGCGGCGCGCCGTCTCGAGCGCGGCGATTGCCGCGTCGATCTCTTCGAGCGTCATCGGAACCTCAGGCGTTGCGGTTGAGCGCCGCGAGCGCGGCGACGGCGGCGGCGAGGGGCTTCTTGACCGGCGCCGCGTTGACGGCGGCCGGCTCGGCCTCGGTGTCCGCCCGCGGGGCGACGGGACGGGGCGCGAAGAGGTCGTCGAAGGCGGTCTCCGGCACGCCGCGCGCCTTGGCGAGCGCTTTCCAATCGTCGTCCGTCATCCGCGAGAGCCCGATGTGCGGAAGCTCGGCGAGCGCCATGTTGCCGATGCGGCAGTCGAGCCAGTGGTTCGGCCCGTGCTCGCGCCACTCGCGCGTCGTGCGGCCGTTCTTCTTGACGGTGTCGAGCGATTCGGCGGTGATCTGCTGGAAATAGCCCTGGTCGAGGAAGGTTCCGAAGTGGCAATAGCCGGGCGGGTCGATCTCCGCGCCCGCTTGGCGGCCTTCCTTCCTCAGCCGCGAGTAGAAGATGCCCTTCAGGGACCAGTTGCCGATCGGCCAGAGCAGGCAGCCGTGCTTGGTGCGCTTGCCCCGATAGTTGATGTCGACCGGCGTCGCGACGCCGATCGCCGGCGCGAACCATCCCGGCTGGCCCTTGCAGGCGTAGACGTTCGGGCGGCCGCGGACGAAGGTCGTGACGACGTGCTGGTTGTAGCCGGCATCCACGCCGAAGGCGTCGAAGGTCCACCGGTTGCCGAAGGCGTCGGGATAGGTCCGCTCGATGACCTTGGCGAGCTCGGCGAAGGCGCCGCCGGTCGCATCGTCCGTCTCGCCTTCGATGAAGAACGCCTCGATCGTCCACGACACCTGATCACGGCCGTGCGCGACCGTTTCGACGTAGATTCCGCTGCCCTGCACGTCGGCGAAGCCGGTGAAGATGAGCCCGCCGGCCGGGATCGTGCGGGGCGCGTAGTCGATCCGCCGTTCCATCAGGCGCTCCCACTCGGGCGCGTCGCCGCGCATCCGGTAGGGGAGGCCGAGCCACAGGTTGAAGAAGCGCTTCAGCTTCTTCTCGTCGCCCTGCGACTTCCACCAGTCCTCGGCGACGTCGTCCCACGGCACGAGCAGCGAGACGAGGGTGTCGACGTGGTAGCTCGGCGCCCGGCCGATGCCCGGTTCCGTCGCGATGAACCGCCCGGCGCGCACCAGAGCGTTCTTTTCGTGCCCCTCGATCACCGTGCCGCAGCACGGCGCCACGTAGTGCGCCCCGTAGGGCTTCTCGCGGGCGAACTTCAGGTGCTTGAACTCGATGCGGATCGCCTCGCCGCAGCCCGGGCAGTCGATGTGCCAATAGCGCTGGTCGCCGGCGTGGAACGCCTCGTCGATCCGGCTCGCGCCCTCGATCGTCGGCGTCGAGATGGCGAATTTCTTGTAGTCCCGCGAGGCCCGGAACGACATGTATCGGGCCTCGACCATGCCCATCGGGTCGCCCTGGCCGTCCAGATCCTCCGGCCACCGGTCGATCTCGTCGCATCCGACGTACTTGATCGTCTTCGACGAGAGGTCGTTGACCGAGTTGGCGTTCGCGAGCACCAGCGAGCCGCCGGGGAAGCGCTTCGAGAACAGCGTCGAGCCGGCCGAGGTCCGCGACTGCGGAAAGAGCTTGGCGGCGACGGGCTTCGTCGCCTCGAAGGCCGGCGAGAGCTTTTCGCGATTGAACTCCTGCAGGAGGTCGATCGTCGGCAGGACGATCATCATCCGGCAGGGCGCCGCGTCGATGACGCTGGCGAGCCAGGCGATCATCAGCGTTGTGAGGCCGGTCTGCGCGCTCTTGCGGACGGCGATCTCGGTCCACGGCGCCTCGGGCGCGAGGTTGTCGAGGATCTCGACCACATAGGGCGTGAGCGTCGGATCCCAGCGCTCGCCGGCACGCGGGCCATCCGGCACGACGAGGTGCTCGCGCGCCCACGCCGACGGCAGCATCGGCGGCGGCGGCGCAAGCACAGCGGCGAGCGCACCGGCGACGATCGCGATCGCGCTGCGGGTCGGCCGGATCATGCGTCTTCCTCGTCGCTGTCATCGCCCTGGCCGGCGGCCGCCTCCTCGCCCTCGAGGAGGCGCATCGAATCGGCGAGCGCCTGCCGGAGATCCCGTGCGGTGTCCCGCAGCCATGCCCGCGCGGCGTCGACGCCGCCCTTGCCCACGGCGCCCGCGAGCTCGTCGGCGAGCCCCGGCAGCCGATCGATGCGCCGGACGATCACCTCCGCGCACCGCGCCATCGCCCGCTCGACGTCCGCGATGGCGACGATCTCGCCCAGCTGGCGCTTGAGCGCGATCTGCTTCAGGTCCGCTTCGTACCGGAGCTTGCGGGCCTGCTCTTGGACGTAGACCGGGTTCTCGTCGGTCGACCGCGCCGGCGCCCGTGCGGCGGCCGGCGCCGTCTCGCCCCGCAGCTTGGCGAAGTCGGTCGTCTCATCGATGAGCCGGTCGTACTCGGCGAGCGGCACCAGCTTCTGGCCGCGCTCGGTCCGCGTCGCGATGAGGCCCTGCGCCTCGAAGCGCTTCACCCGCTTCGACACGGCCTCCTTCGAGACGCCCTTCATCCGGGCGACCTCGGAGACCGAGAGCATCAGCGGCGCACCGGCCGCGTCAACCGACATCCGTCCACCTCGTCAACCGCGTCAACCCGCGGAAATGGCTGCAAAACCAGAAAACCCCCGCCCTGTGTTTGCCCGCATTCGGGCAGGGGTGGGGGAAGGACCCGTGAGGGTAGGGGCGGGGGCGAGACGCCCGCCGCGCGGTCGCGCATCGCCGCGGCGGCCGAGGGCGCCCGCCCCGATGCGGCGGCCCCATGTCCTTTGATACGCGAAAGCCCGGCGGGCTGGGCCGGCCGGGCTCGGTCAGTCGATGATGATGATTTCTAGCGCCGCACTCCGAGTGCATCGCACCCCGGAGGAAGGCCGGTCTATTGCACCCGGCGTTGCTGGGGCGGACCGGAGGTCACCGTCGCCGCCCCTACCGTCGCTTCTGCCTCGGTCTCTTCCGAGGCGAAGACGTCACCTTGGCGACATCTTCAGCAGACGCGGTCACCGCAACCGCGCGACCGAACAGCGCAAGATCTACCCGCACCGCGCCCCGTTCGTCAACAGCCGTCACCGGCCCTTCGAACCCGGCGAGCGGACCGCCGATCATCCGGACCACCTCGCCGACCGCCCAGAGCACGGCGCCGCTCGGCCCGTCCGGCGGCGGCGCCATCAGCCCCGCCGCGTCCGCCTCGGCCATGAGCGCCCCGACCACCACGTCGGGAACGACAGCCGGCCCCTCCCCCGTCGCCACGATTCGCGCCACGCCGCGCGCCTTGCCGACGCCGTAGCAGCCCTGTCCCGGCTCGACGCGGACGAAGAGATAGCCCGCGAACAGCGCCCGCTCGACGGCGATCACCCGCCGCGTCCGCCCGGGCACCAAGCGGCCCACCGGCACGCTCGCCCGGTAGCGCGGCAGGAACACGCCGAACCCCGCCTCGCCGAGCGCCCCGGCGGCCAGCACCTCGCCGCGCGGCACGGTCTGCACCAGATGCCACGCGCCGCGGCCGTCGCCCGCCGCCTCGCGCGCCCGCTCGGCCGCCCGCCGCCCCGCCGCCTCGGCGAGGCGGCCGAACCACCACGCCTTGATCGCCGGGTCGACGCTGTCCGGGTCGACGAGGCGCACGCCGCGGGCGTCCTGCGAGGGTCGCGAGGGTCCGCGAGGGTCCACGAACGAACCCTCGCGGTCATTTTCCCTATCGATATCAATCATCTGCATATCCTCTGCGAGGGTTGCGAGGGTTTGACTGTCTATACACATGAAGACTTGGAATTCGATCGTCCTTCGGCCCCGTGACCCCATTCGCCATGCGTACGGGCGCGAAAACCCTCGCAACCCTCGCAAGCCGTCCTGAAGCCATTGGCCCGGCTCGCTGTTTCGTCGCGCGAGGGTTTGCCTCAAACCCTCGCGAACCCTCGCGACCCTCGACAACCGCAGCGGGCGCGAGGGTCGGCCGCAGTCGCCGGTCAATCCTCCCGGGGGTTGCGGGGTGTGTCCGGTCGCAGCGGCACGTCGTGCAATCGGCAGTCGTGGTAGCGGCGGATGCGCTCATCGTCGCGCCGGAATCGTGTCTTCATCGTCTTTCCGAACCGCGTCTCGTGAATAGGCTTGACGCCGTTCGCCATCGCCCACGACACATAGGCTTCATACATCTCGCGCGCCTGGACGATGCCTTCGGGAAAGACCTCGACGCACGCCTCGCAGAACGGCCCGATCGGGTCCATCTCGTCGCGGTATTCCTTCGTCGCCGCCTTCACCTCCGGCGGCACGTAGAGCCCCTCGGCGAGGTAGATCAGCGCGCCCTGCACCAGCCAGTTGAGGATGCCGGAATATTCCGGGCGGAAGCCGTCGATCACCTCGTCGAAGGGCTTCTGTTCGTCCTCGGCCAGCGTCACCGGCCAGTGCACCACCGCCATACGGCGCCAGATGCCGTTGTTCGTGCCCTCGATACGCGGATAGCCGTTGCCCGACATGTGGGCGATGAATTCCGGGTGGAAGTCGAAGATGCCCTGGAAGAGGTTTCGGACGGGAATGTCCTCGCCGCCCGAAAGGCGCTTCACCAGTTCCTCCTGCAGCGGAATGCCCTCCGGCAGTTCCGAGACGCGGACGAAGCGCTTGCCGAAGAGCCGGGCGAGCTCCGGGCTCGCCTGGTTGCCCTGCCGCTGGTTCGATCCGGTGATGGCGTCGGGCGAGAGCGTCGAGGCGAGCGCGCCGAGCACGTTGGCGATCGTCTGCAGGAACACGCTCTTGCCGTTCGCCCCCTCGCCGTAGTGGAAGACGAGCTTCTGCACCGTCGAGCCGAGGAGCCCGAGCCCCGCCACCACCTGCACGAAGCGGCGGACCGAATCGACAGGCAGGAAGCGCAGCAGGAAGGCGTCGAAGAGCGGGCACGCCGCCGCGTCGTCAAAAGCGAGGTCGACGATGCGCGTCACGAGGTCGTCGCGCCGGTGCCCGTCGCTCGCGATGCACTCGGCCGTCCAGCGCAGCCCGTCGGGATCCGGGCATTCGAGGTCGGGCGTGCGGCGGAAGCGCAGGGTGTGCGTGCGCGTCGCCACCACCAGCGGGTCGCGGTTGAAGGCCTCCGGCGGCGTCAGCAGCATCGGCGCGGCGCATTCCAGCATCGCCTTCAGCCGCGCCGCGTTCTTCGAGGAGACGCCGAATTTCCGCCGCGCCGCCTTCCGCTTGTCGAGCGCGTCGCGGGCGGCATCGGCGGCGTCGATGGCGCGCTCCAGCCGCCGCGCCGTCGCCTTGTCGGCATCCGACCACTCGGCCCGCCGCGGTTCCATCCGGGCGAGCGCCTCGGCGGCCGCCTCGCCCTCGTCGATCGCCCGCGCCTCGGCCGGCGTCTGGGCGAGGTGGTCGGCCTCGAGCGCGATGAGCCCGCCCACCCGTTGTGCCATCGCGAAGGCGGCGTCCTTGCCGGTGTCGAGGTTCCAGTGCGTTCCGGCCCACACCACGAAGCCCGCATTGCGCTCGCCGGAGGTCTGGAAGACGCGCAGATCCGCGCCGAAGTGCGCGATGAGCCGCCGCCCGTTGTCGGTGTCGGAGTGGTCGAGCGCCGCGCACTCCCCCACGACCGCCATGTCGATCGCGCCCGCGCGCCCCCCGGCGCCCCCCAGCGTTTCCGAGGGCGCCTCGCTACCCTCGGCCTCGTCGTCGGCGAAGGCGCCGCCGAGGTCGGCCGGGGCTGCGGGGCGGGCGGGCCGCGCGGCGTAGGGCTCGGCCGCCGCGATGGCGTCGCGCACGGCGTCGGGTCCGGCGAGGTCGTCGTGGTCCGTCATCGCGTCCCGCCTCGATAGAGCGAGTTGAAGTCGTGCCCCGCCGGCGGCCGGGCGATGCTCACGGCGAGCCCGCGGGCGGCGTGCGCCTCGGCCGCGGCGCGCTTCGTCGTCTCGGCGCGGGCCGGGTCGGCCTCGTCGGCATCGACCGCCAGCACTACGGCGCCGACGCCGGCCGGTAGGGGCGCGGCGAGGTTGCCGAGCGAGAGCGCGGCGAAGGTCGGCAGCCCCGTCGCCGCCATCACGGCGAGCGCGGTCTCGACCCCCTCGGCCACCACGATCGCCGCCGCCGGCGGCGCCAGGCGCACGTGTCCGCCCCGCGGCGCGCCGCGCATCTTGCGGGCGAGCTGCGGCCTGCCGTCCGGCGCGGTGATCGCCGCCTTCGCCCGCCCATCCTCGGCGAGCCACGTCAGGTGCACCCCGACGAGCCGCCCCGTCTCCCCGTGCGTCACGAGGCCGACCATCGCCGGGCCGTCGTGGATGACGACGGGCCGCGGCGGCGCCTCGCCTTTGGCGCGCGGCGGCGACCACCAGTAGGGCAGGCGCGGGTGAAACCGCAGCGTCGGCGGCACGGCGGCGAGGTCGAGCCCGCGCGCGGCGAGCCACCGGGCGACCGGCGTCCCCGCCGCCGGCCGGGCGGCGCGCCAGATGTCGCGCGCCTTCATCGTCTCGCGCAGCCGCGCCTCGGCGGCGTCGCGGGCGTGCGCGGCGCGCCGCGCCTCCGCCTCGCGCCGGCGCCTCTCGGCCTCGGCCGGGTCCGGCCGCCCCTCGATGCCGAGGAAGCGCCGCGCCTCCTCGAAGGTGCGCGCGTCCACCTTGACGCTGCCGGACAGGCAATAGGCGAGAAGCGCCAGCACGTCGCCGCCGAGGCCTTGGCTGTGGCGATACCAGAGCCCGCGCCGCTGCCCGTCGAGCGTCACCCGCCAGGAGCCGAGGTCGCCCCGGCTCTTCGGCGCGAGATAGCCTTCGCCGCGCACCTCGAGCCACCCAGGGCAATAGGCGTCGAGCAGCCGCTCGAGCTCGTCGACGAGCCGCCCGCGGATGACGTCGCCGTCATCGCGCGAGGTCATGCCGTGCGCTCCGAAAAAATCGGACAAAAAGCGCCGATCACGCTTGACGGGCGGACATTTTTGTCCGATATTGACCCTACAAACTGAACGGGAGCGACCCCATGCTGAGAGATCAGCTGATCCGGAAGCTCCGCCGGTTGGCCCGGAAGCGGGGGCTGGAAATCGAGGTCGACAAGACCTTGGGCAAAGGCAGCCACTACCGGGTCAGGTTCGGAGGCCGGGTAACGACGGTGCAGGACGGCGACTTGAGCCCGATGCACATTCGCCGGATCTGCGAACAGGTCGGAATTGATCCGGCGGAGTTGTGAGGGGGCGCGAGCCCCCTCACGGACGCCGCCGATGAAAGGAGATCGGAATTGATGTCTGAGCACCCGCGGTCCTTCGCATGGCCGGTCCGCTTGGAACGGTCGGGCGAAGGTGACGAAATCCTCGTCTCGTGCCGTGATCTGCCGGAGGTGATCACCGCCGGCCGGACCGAAGCCGAGGCGCTGGATCAGGCCGAGGATGCCCTCGTCGTGGCGATCGGCGGGCGCATGAAGGACGGGATGGACATCCCGGTCCCGAGCGCGCCCATCGAGGGGGAGGTGGCCGTTCCGCTGCCGGCCCCCTTCGCCGCCAAGCTGGCCGTCTGGTCCGCATGGCGGGCGAGCCGCGTGAGCAAGGTCGCGCTCGCGGCACGGCTCGGCCTCGATGAAGGCGAGGTGCGGCGGATCCTCGATCCGTCGCACAACACGAAGCTCGATCGGCTCGACAAGGCCGCACGCGCCCTCGGCGTGCGCCTCATCGTCGAGGCGGTCGCCGCCTGACATGGACGCCCGGGCGGTAAACGCTCGGGCGTCTTTCGCTTGGCCATAGATGCAGCCGCCTTTCGCATCGCAGCGCACCTCGTTCGCAGGCCGCGGCCCGATGAAATCAACCTGGCGCTCCTTTGCCCCTACGACGCGGCACGACTGTCCACTCGCAATACCTGCTTGTCGCGCCTCATCGACGACGCTCCCCCGAGCGATGCGGGGCATCGCACCACCTAGACGCCGGATGTTTGACAGAAATCTACATTCTTTAGGCAGCGAAATAGAAGAATGGGAGTGATAGTATTGAGCAAGAAGGAAAATCCGGGCGGGATTATTCCGATCGTAGCGTGCGGCGTATTTAGCACCATTCTCGGAATGCTGATTTGTAGGTTCTATTTTGAAGACAATGTCGGAATTCCTGCGCTGTGCGGAAAAGCGGATTCCGAGAACACTATCCAATGCGCGCGTGAATGGCTTGGTGTCGCAGCGACGGCGCTCGGCGGTGCGCTCACGTTGATCGCGGCGTATGTTGCCACCCGACCGGTCTGGCACCAGTTTAACATTAATCGACGCACGGATTTGAAGAAGACAAGAGCATCTATTTTGAAGTACAGGGTAGAGATAAAAAGAAAGAACAAGGATATTGATAAATTCATAAGAATAATGAATTTTACTATAAACAGAACAAGAATGGCTTATCAGCCTAATGGAGAAGATACGTCCCGTGATGAATTCATCACAAAAGATGAAATAACGATAGTGAATGCGTACGAGGCGTCCAATTCGATCCTCGAATTGGTTGATAGTGCAAGGATTGATGCGGCCTCCAGCGGAATCATGGATGCTGCGGACAATCTTGAGAGGGTTGTAACCCGCGCCTACGGGGTCGTATTGGAGGGGATAAGTAGTGAATATTGGAATCTTCCGTCCGGAAGCAATAGTGCGGGTCGATTTATCGCGAAATGTGAGAAGAGCTTGAGCGAATTGCACGAGGCGATAGTCAAAATTAAAAGTGCGGCGTCCTCCGAAGAAAGAAGGGTTTACTCGCTTGTAAGAAAAATAGACGCTGAGATCGATCGAGGTTGAGTATTCGGGAGCCCTATTGTCTCCTGACGGCCCTGAAGAGTGGGTGCGCAATTCAGCGCCTTCTGAGCTGGAAGCCAATGTCGCCGTCACTCCGCCGCCTCCTGCGCGACCGCGAGGTCGGCGCAGTTGGCGGCGACGAGGGCGGCGGCCATCGGCGGGCAGACCGAGTTGCCGACGAGCCGGCCCTGGATCTCCGCGGTGATCGGCTTGCCGTCGAGCGTCGTGTCGATGATGTAGCCGGGCGGAAAACCCTGCGCGTCGAAGCGCTCGCGCGGCGTCAGCATCCGCATGCCGATGTCGACGATCTGGTACTCGACGCCGGAAACGGTCACGAGCCCGAAGCGCGGCTTCACCGTGTCCGTCGGCACCGGCTCGTCGCAGGCCGACCACTGCCCGCCCTCGCCGTAGTAGCGCATCAGGAAGGCGCGGACTTCCGCGACGTGGTTGCCGCCGGCGGCGATGGTCGGCACCGGCTCGTCGGCGGCGCGGTCGCGCCGGTCGCCGCCGTGCAGGTTGAGGAGGTGCGCCGCGACCACGGCATCCTTGCCGCGCTCGGAATCGGTGCGCAGCGGCTCGCCGGCCTCCGCCCCGACCGAGCGCGAGAACTGCCGCTGCAGGTGCGCCGCCACGATCGCCTGCTGCGAGACGCCGTGCATCCCGCCCGAGGTGATCGTCGAGAGCGGCTTGCCGGCCTCGTGCCCGACGACGCCGGTGTTATGCTGCGCGAGGAAGGCCGAGACGAGGGCCGGGCGTGCCCCTTCGGCCGTGATCGTGTGCATCGGCTCGTCGGCCGCCGTGAATGGCTTGTCCGAGTTGCGCATGATCGAGAGGTGCGCCGCGACCACGGCGTGCTTCGTCGCCCCGGCGACCTGCGTGCCGATCGGCGCCTCGACGTCGAGCGCCCGCGGGGCCTGCCCTTTGCGCTCGCCATAGCCCGTCTGCACCATCGCCCCGGCGACGAGATCGACCGGGACGAGAGTGGGCACGACGAGCCCGTTCGTATCCTTCCGGCTCGCCGTGATCGTCGAGTGCGGCGCGTCGAGCGGCCGCGAGGCGCCGCCCTGCTGGCCGTAGCTCGCGAACGGCGCGGCGAGCGCCGGCGCCACCACCGCCAGCTCACCGCGCATGGCCGTGGTGATCGTCCGCAGCGGCTCGTCGGCCGAGTGCACGCGCAGGTCGCCGGCGTGCGTCACCGGCACGATGAACGGCCGCTTCGCCGTCACCACGTAGCGCCACACGCCTTTCGCAATTCGCGCCATGGTCGCCTCGGCGAGCGGCCGCTTGGCGGTGACCCCGAGCGCCGCCCTGATCTCCGCGCTCGAGGCGAAGATCGAGGGGCACGGCAGCGACCAGTCGATGATTTCCGCCGCGGTCCGCCACGGCCGCTTGCGGCCGGCCAGCACCTCCGGGTCGTCGGGCCGCCCGTGCGTCGCCGCCGGCCAGACGATCGGCCGCCCGTCGCGCCGGGCGATCAGGAACAGCCGCTTGCGCGTCGTCGGCGCGCCGTAGTCGCAGGCGCGCAACTCGCGGTGCTCGACCCGGTAGCCGAGCCGCTTCAATTCCCCCACCCACCGCGCGAAGGTCTCGCCCTTGCGCTCCGGGCAGGGCCGCCCCTCGGCGGTGATCGGCCCCCAGTCGCGGAATTCCTCGACGTTTTCCAGGATGATGACGCGCGGCCGGACCCGCTTCGCCCACAGCACCACCACCCAGGCGAGATCGCGCACGCTCTTGCGCACCGGCTTGCCGCCCTTCGCCTTCGAGAAGTGCTTGCAGTCCGGCGAGAACCAGGCGAGGCCGACGGCATGGCCGCGCACGGCCTCGAGCGGGTCGACCTGCCAGACGTTCTTCGAGAGGTGCCAGGTTGCCGGGTGGTTCGCAGCGTGGACCCGGAGCGCCCAGGAATCGTGGTTGATGGCGACGTCGGGCGAGCGGCCGAGCGCCATCTCGATCCCGGTCGAGGCCCCGCCGCCGCCGGCGAACGAGTCGACGATGAGCTCGTCGCCCGGCGCTGGCCGCGGCCCGGCGATCGCCCCGAAAAGGTCCGTCGCGGCGCGCATCACGGTGCTTCCCGCTTTGCTGAGGGCCGGCTCGCGAGTAGCGTGACGGTGGTCGCGAAGGGGGGGACGTCATGACCGCACTGCCGGAACCCGGCGAAAGCCGTGGATCTCCGAAGGAGACTTCTCCGCGCCGGACATGGTTCGATCGCGCCGAGGGCAGCAGCGTCGTTCGCGCCTTCCGGCTCGCGGAGGTGTTCGCCGTCGTCATCGCGGTCGCCGCTTTCGTCATCGATCTCAGCGAGCGCCCGGCCGAGCGGCGCGCCCGCGCATGGCAACTCCTCACGACCCCGGCGCCCGGCAACTCCGGAAAGGTCGAGGCGATGGAGTATCTGGCGAGCCCACCGTGGCTCGGTCTCTTCGGTGGCGCCGCACAGTCTTTGAGCGGCATCGACTTGAGCCCGCCCACCGAGGGAGCGGCCGGCGCCTATCTGGTCGGGCTTAACCTCAATGGAGCGGACCTGACGAATGCTCAACTGAAGGGGGCAGACCTCAGGGGAGCCAAGCTCACGAATGCAGGAATGGATTCGGTGAATATTCAAAGTGCCAATCTCCGAGGCGCGAAGATTGACGTGCTCTCCGGAAATGGCATTGACGCAAGAAATGCCGACCTCTCCTGGGCGGAGATATACTGCAAATATTACTGCAAAATTCGACTCTTCGGGAGTATTAGAAACGTGAGATTTTCTGGAAATGTGGTAGAAATAAATGCCGAAGAACTTAATATTATAGACGCAGATATGAATTCCAGAGAGACTGAGATATATGGGGGTACAATATATTTCAATCTCAGCAGAGTGACCGGAGTTGTTCGATTCGCGAGTAACCGCGTCGTTGGTTCTATATGGAGTTATGAAAACGAGAAGGTTGATATTAGATTCTCTCCCGCGACCGAGCTTAGAAGTAAAATAGTTCATTTCGAATGCTCGAATAAACCGGATATTCATCAGTTCATGAATAATGAAAAGAATATGGTTTATGCGTACTACATTGACCGGGAGAGTGACGATAGAATTGGAGAGATTGTAGACGATATCGCCCCGCCACGTGGCTGTCGGCGCAGGAATGGTTGAGCGCCGAACCCTGCGCCAGCAGGGGGTGCCGCTCATGCCCCGCCTCCCACCACCACGGCGAGCCGGCGCTTGCGCCGGTCCATCACCCGCTCGAGCGCGCCGATCTGGCGCATCTCGCCCTTCGCCTCGCGCGCGGTCACCACGCCGTCGGCGGCGTTTTCGGCCATCGTGGCGGTCACCGCCGCGGCCGCCATCGCCACCGCGGCGAGGTCGGCGATGTGCCCGCCGCTGTCGTCGCCGCCGCCTTCGGCGATCGGCATCACCCGGTGCGACGTGAGCGAGGCGAAGGCGTTGGCGAAGACGGGGGCCTGGGCGTGGAATTCGACGAGTGCCATCGCCCACGGCGGCAGCAGGTCCGGATAGGCGTCGCCCTGGCACTTCGAGAGGTAGGGCGCCGAGAGCCGGGTGATCTCGCACACGCGCTTGACGCCGCCGGCGGCGAGCACCGCGGCGCGGGTCGCCTCCTTCAGCGCCGGAATCAGGCCGGCGGGCAAAGCTCTGCTGTCCACGAAAATCGCCCTCGCGTTTTTTCGCTGCGAAACCGGTTCGGCGGTGCTTCAGTCGGCGGGTGGCCGGATCGTCAGGTCACGGCGGCCCGCGCTCCCGGCGCGGCGGGAGGGAACCCACGATGTCGATCGGGATGGCCGCGCGCATCGCCGCGCTCGAAACGGTCCAGGCGCTCGCCGCGCGCGCCCTGCTCGATGCCCTCGTCGCGGCCGGCGTCGTCACCGGCGAGGCGGTCCCGGCCGTCATGTTCGCCACCGCCGACGGGCTGCGCACGGCAGGAGACGCCGCAGCCGCCGCAGCAGCCGATGCGCCGCCCCTCGCCGAGGCGCTGCAGCTCGCCTTCGAGACGGCCGCGGCCGCCATGGAAGCGTCCGCGGTCGGTCCGCCGCCATGAGCCGCGCCCGCCGGGCGGCCCGCCGGCCGAGCGTGCGGGCGAGGGCGTCCAGCCGGCTCATTCGGCGGCCTCGGCGGCGGGGGAGGATGCCCTGCGAGCGCGCTCGCTGGTCATGAACGTCATCACAGCGTCGATCGTCGACCCGCGCGGGTCGCGCCCGCTGCGCAGATCTCCGACGAAGTTGGGATCCTTGACGGCGGCCACGCCGAGCGCGGTCGCGGACATCCCGGTCTCGACGAGGAACGCCTCAACCGCCGTTCTGAATGTGTCAACGAAGCTCATCGCGCGTCCCGTAGGCAACTTCCTATCCGAAGATAGGCATAATCCTATTCGCGTGCAAGCGGGTTGATCAATAGGATTTCTCCTATGGCTCCGACCAAACTGTTCGACCGCTCGCCCGCTCGCGTGTTCCTCGCGACCCTCATCGAGGATCGCGAGATCGACATGTCGACGCTGTCGCGGGAGATCGGCCGCAACCCGGCCTTCATCCAACAGTTCCTGAACAGGGGCGTCCCGCGGCATCTGAAGGAGACCGACCGGCAGCGGCTCGCGGACATTCTCGGCGTCGACGAGGTCTCTCTCGGTGCGCCCGTGCGCTCATTCCAGGAGCGCGCGCCCGAGCATCCTCCGACCATCGGCAGCGAGACCGGTCGGCGCGGCATTCCCGACGACGCCATCCCTGAGGTTCTCGTCACCGGCGGGCTCGGGCCGGGCACATTGTCGATCGTCACTCAGGAGGCGGGTTCCAACGGCCACACCTATGCCGCCGAGGAGTTGCGGGACTGGTGGCGGCTGCCGCCATGGCTGTTGCGGTCTCAGCTGAACGCGAAGGCGAGCAGTGTCGCGTGCTTCCCCGTCGCCGGCGACTCGATGATGCCCACGATCCGCAACGGTGACGTCGTCTTCGTCGACATCACCCACCGACGGCCATCGCCCCCAGGCGTCTATGCGTTGGCCGACGCGTTCGGCGGGGTCGAAGTCAAGCGGCTCGAGGTTGTTTCGGTCATCGGCGAAGAGCCGATACGGGTTCTGGTGCAGTCAGACAACCCGCGGCATACACCGCGCGAGCGCGTGCTCGAAGAAATCTCCATCGTTGGACGCGTCATCGGACGATTTACGACGGACTGATGCCGATCTAAGAAGAGGGGAGCTCAATTGCGAGCACTTCTGGGCACCATTTTCCTCGTTGCCATGATCGCCTTGTTATTCATCTACGTCGGCGACGATGACGGGGCACGTGGGCGCGACATCTGCGGCAAACTCTCCAGAGAGCAAGGTGATCGTATTCTCTCGACGGCGAAGACGGCGGGCATCGTCGATCGCGGGCGGGGTCAAAACCTGATTGTTGACGACCGCGTCTGGCCTCATGTGCCGCACGACGACAAGGTCATGATCGCCCTCGCTGCATTCTGCCAGGTCCACGATGGCGGCCGCGGCATGATCACGATCGAAGGACTTCAGTCCGGCGATTCCCTCGCGACCGTGAACGACGGATCGTACTTCGACTGACCAGCCTCTGAATGTGGTGACTATATACTTTGGAACCATGCGGAGTGAGCTAACTTCCGATTCAGGGACCTAGAGCAGATTCGGATCATTCGGGTTCATGGCCGCAGGCGGTGAAGAAGCTGCGTGCATCGCCCGGAGTGACGGCGTCGATGGCGCCTCGGATCGCGTCCCAGAGGTCCGGGAGGGTGCGGGCGGCCGCCTTCCTGAGGATGGCCTTCATCTTCGAGAAGGCCAGCTCTATCGGATTGAAGTCGCGGCTGTATGGCGGCAGGAAGTGCATGACGGCTCCTGCGGCCTCAATGACCTCGCGAATGGCGCCCGGCTTGTGGGCCGGCAGATTGTCAAGGACGACGACGTCGCCCGGCCTGAGGGTCGGGACCAGAACCTGCTCGACATAGGCGAGGAAGGCGGCGCCGGTCATCGCGCCGTCGATGGTCATCGGCGCGACGATGCCCGCAAGGGTGAGGCCCCCGACGAACGTCGTCGTCTTCCAGTGCCCGTGCGGAACCGGCGCCCGGCATCGCTCGCCCCGGGACGCGCGGCCATAGAGGCGGGCCATCTTGGTGGAGGTGCCGCTTTCGTCGATGGAGACGAGGCGCTCGGGATCGAGGTCCGGCTGGCCGTCGAACCAGGTGTGTCGCCGGTGCGCTACGTCCGGCCGGTCCTGCTCGGCGGCGTGGGCCGTCTTTTTTTGCGCGTCACGCCGCGGCGCTTGAAGAAGTCGTGCATCACGCTCGGCGGCGGCCGGTAGCCGACGGCTTCGCCGAGCCTCTCGGCGATCTCCGCCAGCGTCAGATCCAACTCTCTGCCGATCCAGTCCTTGATGAGATCGGCGTGCCCGTCGATGCGGCTCGGGCGACATCCGCCCCGCCGCCGCGGCTCGAGGTCTCCCGTCGCCTGTGACTGGGCAACCCAGCGGATGGCAGAGGAGACGCCGACGCCGAACCGCTCCGCCGCCTGCCGCCGTGACGCGCCGGCCTCGACCGCTGCAACAACCCTCTGCCGAAGATCGAGTGAAAGAGCGTTCGCCATGCGAGCCGGCCTCCTTCGCCAGTCCACACGGTGAATCAGAAATCACTCGCCAAGGGAATCCCCAGCCGATTCAATCCCGGATGAATGTGCTCTAGTGTCCAATTATGATGTAGGTGAAAGTTATGTTCTGTAAGTACCCTCTCGTTACCACAATTTCGACTACGCACGATAGTTTGTCATCGAGCACGTGCCCCCTGACACTAAACTCCGTGTCCGAGGACATCACATCGTTTTCGTTAGGGACTAATGGATTATTTCTTCCTTTTTCTTCCTCCGCATTGTAGCCGACACTGGCGATACGCATTCCTTCTATGCCAGCAACGATATCCGTTATTTCAGTAAACTTGCCCTTGAATTTATCCAGTTTAATTTGAGCACTCTTTTTGCCAGCATATGGCAGGTAATTTGCGTAAGTGTATCGTCCAGTCTCTATTATGAGCGAAGCCGGCATAACGCCCTCCCCTTGCGGCACAATCGCCGCGGGAAGTATGTCACAAACGCAGATCAGTGCTAGAGCAGATTCGGATCATTCGGGTTCATAGCCGCAGGCGGTGAAGAAGCTGCGTGCATCGCCCGGAGTGACGGCGTCGATGGCGCCTCGGATCGCATCCCAGAGGTCCGGGAGGGTGCGGGCGGCCGCCTTCCTGAGGATGGCCTTCATCTTCGAGAAGGCCAGCTCTATCGGATTGAAGTCGGGGCTGTGTATGCACATTGCCGGTATCATCAACGAACATGCGATATTGAGGTTCGGGCATGAGCCAAGCCAAGAAGTCCGGAGAATCGCAGTCTGCGAAATTTCAAGCCGCCGCGCGGGACCTCGACTTTAGCAACGACGAAGCGTGCTTCAACGCTGTTCTCCGGCGCATCGCCAAGGCGGCACCGCCAACCGACAAGCACAAGGCTGGTAAGCCGAAGACGGAAAAGCCCGGACAATGAACCTGGCTTCTCATTGAAGCTTGAGCCTATGACGTAGCAGGTTTGTTGGGAGGCTGGAGCTTGGCTCCCTTCTTCAGAGTTTCAAGCTCGCTCGATGGAATCTCCCAAGGTCGAGTTTCCTCAGAAAGATGCCCAGCTAGTTTATGAAAATAATGTCGTGCCACTCGCACAACATCCCCCTCGTCGAAATCTTTCTTGGCCAAATGCCACGTAACAAGCGCCATTGGCTCGCTGCCTGAGACGAAGTATCCCATCTTAACGATCCATGCGGCCTCATTTGCCCTGCCTTGACCGCTTTCGACGCTGATCAAGCGGATTCGGTCGATAGTGCTCTCGGCCACGCGCGGGCCTCCCCCGGCTGCAATCACCGAGGAACACACTACCCGATTCGCACGTGGTGCGCGAAGTACAGCGTCGCCCCGGATCGGGCCCTATCGCTGGTGGGCATGCGATAGGTTTTTGCCTATTGACTGCGATAGGGAAAGTCCTATCGTGCCTACCCATCGCCACTTCGGAGATGGGTCATGCGCCTCCACACTACTCAGCCGCCTCTCGGCTTCCGGCCCTACGCCCCGGCGCCGCTGCACCAGCGCGTCGCCACCGCCCGCATCGCCGGGCCGGGCGCGCTCCTCGCCTTGATGGTCGAGCGCATGGCGGAGGCCGATCTCGGCGCCGCCGTCACTGCCGACGACCTCGCCCGCGACGGCTTCTCGGCCGCCGAGATCATCGAGCTCGCTCCCGAGGCGGCCAAGCGCGCCGGCGAAAAGCTCGCCCGCCGCGAGGCGGCCCGCGCCGTCGCGGCCTGACGACCATGGCCGCCCCGTCCCCCCGCTCCCTCACCGTGGCGCCGATGCCCGCCGCGGTGCACTTCCCCGCGGGGCGTCCGCCCCGCGGGGCCTTTCTCCGCGCCGCCGCCGGCCTCGCGCAGGATCTCGCGGCCGGCCTCGTCTCCGCGGCCCTCACCCTCGCGATCGTCGCGGCCGTCCTCGCCGCCGTTGGGGTGCTGCCATGATGCCGCGCGATGTGGCCATCGCCGCCGCGCTGTTCGTCGCCGTCGTCGCCGCGAGCGCGGTGCTCTTCGGCGGCGTCGGCCTCAGCGTGGCGGTGATCGCGCGCGGCGTCCGCGACTGCACGGCCGAGTCCGCGAAGCGCGCCGACCGCCTCCCGCTCCTCTTTCCCGACTGCCGACTGCCCGCTGCCGACTGCCCGCCGGAGGCCCCATGATCCGCGTTCCCGCCCCCGTCCTCCGCCGCCTGCGCGCCCGCGCCGAACGGGCGATGGCCGCCCGCGCGCCCGACTTCGTCGTCGGCGGCACTGAGAACCCCTATCTGCTGCGCTGGCACGGCCTCCGCCGCAACGCGGTCGGCAACGTCTACCTGCACGACTTCCGCCGCGACGACGACGACCGCGCCCTGCACGACCACCCGTGGCCGTCCCTGTCGATCTGCCTCGCCGGCATGATGCGCGAGACCTACGCGCCGCGAAGCATCTGGGTGCGCCCCGGCGACGACCCGCGCGACCCGGCCCTGCACCGGACCCGCGTCGTCGCCGCCGGCGACGTCGTCTGGCGCGGCCCGCGCTTCGCCCACCGCCTCGAGGTGGTGGCCCGGCCCGCGCTCACCCTCTTCCTCACCGGCCCGCGCGTCCGCGAATGGGGCTTCTGGTGCCCGCAGGGCTTCCGCCCCTGGCAGCAGTTCGTCGCGCCCGACGACAAGGGCGACATCGGCAGGGGCTGCGAATGACCCGCGCCCCCGACTGCCGACTGCCCACTGCCCATTGCCGCGCCTCCGGCGCCCGCCCCCTCCTCATCCTCGCCGCCCCGCCACACGGCGGCGCCGGCCTCGTCGCGACCATGCTCGCCGCCGGCGGCGTCCCGGTCGTCGAGGCCGCCGCGCTCACCGGCGCCGGCGGCGCGCGCGGCGTCGCCGTCGTCGTCCGCGAGCCCATGGCGGTTCCGGTCGTCGCGGCCCTCGCGTGGCCGCGCCTCGCCGTGGTCGTCGAGCGCGGCCTCGTCGCCCACGCCCGCCGGCGCATGGGCGCCCTCCTCACCGCCCGGCCGGAGCTCGCCGCCGCCGGCGCCGCGCCGCCCTCGGCCGCCGTCGTCGCCGCGCACCGCGCGCAGGAGGCGATGCGCCGGGCGGTGAAGGCGAGCGGCACGCCGCTCATCCGCATCGCCTTCGAGGCCGCCCTCGACGATCCCCACGCCGCCGCCCGCACGCTCGCGGCGACCCTCGCCCCGTGGTGGCCGGCCCTCGACGCCGCCGCCATGGCCGCCGCCGTCCGAAGCCCGGCGGCGGCAGCGCCGCTCGCCGCCCTCTGACCCCGACTGCCCACCGCCGACTGCCCACTGCCGCGACCAACGGGAGCCCCCCATGAAGAAGATCCGCGACGCCACCATGATCATCGGCATGCTCGAGGGCGGCGACGTCGCCGCCGCCCTCTCGAGCGAGATCACCGGCACCCTCGCCGCCCTGAAGGATCTGGCCGGCGACCGGCCGAAGTCCAAGGTGAAGGGCAAGGTGACCCTGACCCTCGACATCGAGGTCTCGGACGCGACCGCCACCATCTCGGCCGCCATCGATTCGAAGCGCCCGAAGCCGGTCCGCGGGTCGAATTTCTATTGGGTTCTCGACGACGGCTCGCTGTCGACCGAGCACCCGCAGCAGACCGACATGTTCGCCCCCCGCGCCGTCCGCGCCGAGACCGAGAGCGCCTGACCGCGCGCCCCTTTCCCGAGCCCCGACCGAGAGGAGACCACCCGTGACCACCGACCCCACGCCCCCCGACCGCATCGAGCCACTCGCGCCCTGGCCGTCCGACGTCCTCAACATCGGCGAGACCGCCGTCGAGGCGCTCGCCAAGCTCGGCGCCGAGGCGTCCGGCATTTCGATCACCACCGTCGAGCCCCCGCCCGGCGACGCCGGGCTCGGCCTGCCGGCCGTGATCCCGGTCGCCGTCGTGCGCGGCGACAAGCCGGAGGTGCGCGACCTCAGCCAACTCCTCGGCGCGTGGCGCACTAAGCCGCGCGCCAAGGCGGGCACCGCCAAGGCGCAGACGCTGCGGTCCTTCATCGATCTCACCGCCCGGCACATGACCGAGCACACCGCCGTCTTCGCCGATTCCGACTGGACGAAGCCGAGCCTCACCACCGTCGTCGACTATCACCGCCTCAACGGTGCGGCGCCCGAGGGTGGCGCCGTCGAGGTGGGCGCGGCCGAGAACCTGAGGCACCGCATCGTCTACCCGTTCCCGCTCTCCGAGGAGTGGAAGGCCTGGATCAAGATGAACGGCGAGCCGATGGAGCAGGGCGAGTTCGCCGCCTTCCTCGAGGATCGCATCGCCGAACTGTCGAGCCCGACGGACTTCGAGCGGGTCGAGCTCGAGCGTCAGTTCGGCACCACCCTCGCGACGCCGGCCGACCTCATCCAGCTCGCCCGCGGCCTGCAGGTCAACGTCGACTCGGTCGTGAAGTCCGCCGTCACGCTGCAGACCGGCGAGGGGCAGCTGCAGTGGGAAGAGAGCCACAAGGACGCGAGCGGCAAGCCGCTCAAGGTGCCCGGCCTGTTCATGCTGCAGATCGCCCCGTTCTTCATGGGCGATCTCGCGCGCATCCCGGCCCGCCTGCGCTACCGCGTCTCCGGCAGCCGGGTCCGGTGGACCATCCAGATCTGGCGGCCGGAGTTCTTCGTCACCGAGCGGGTGCGCAACGACCTCCTGTTGGTCGCGAACCGCACCGGCCTGCCCGTCTTCGAAGGCGCGCCGGAGTCCTGACCGATGGCGCGCGCCGCCGCCAGACCGTCGACCCGGCCGGCCGCCTTGCCGGCCGGGATCGAGCGCCGGCTCTCCGCCGAGCTCGCGCGGGTCGATGCGCTGGCGGCGGCCTGGGCCGAGGCCGCCGCGCCGCGGCCCGGCCATTGCCCGGCGGACGCGCGCGGCGCCGTTGCCCGCATCCGCCTCGTTCGCGATGAGGCGATCGGGCGCCTCGGCCGCGCCGCCCCGTCCGATCTCCCCGCCGCCGCCGAGGCGGCGATCGCCACCCTGCAGAGGATCACGTGATGGCTCGCGAAGCCGCCATCCCCCCGGGTTCCTGGCCGCGCCGCATGCCGGCCGATCTCGCCGCGGGCTATTGCGGCGAGCCGACGGTCGAGGCTTTCATGAAGCGCGTCGGGCGCGAGTATCCGCGCCCCTGTGTCAACGAGGGGCGTCGCAAGCTGTGGCTGCGGGACGATCTGGACCGGGCGATTCTGCCGGAGGATCACGGCGCCGTCCGCGACCTCGCGGACGATCTCTGATGGTCGCGCTGCCGCTGCCGCGCTTCGTCTCGACGCGGCCGCTGGCCGGCGGCAGGGTCGGGCTCTACTGGACGGTTCCGACCTATCACCGCAAGCTCGGCTGCACGCTTCCGAACGAGCCGCTCGGCACGGACTATGAGGCGGCGTGCGGCCGCGACGGCAAGGGCGGCAAGGCGCTCATCCTCAACGAGCTGTTCGACGCCTGGAAGGCGAGGCGCGACGGCGGCGGGGATACCCGGGTCGGCCCCGCGCGGTTCGGCACCGTCGATTGGCTCTTCCGCGAGTACAAGCGCTCGAAGGCCTATCTCGAGCGGGTGTCGCCGCGGTCCCGCGCCGACTATGAGACCATCATGCGGCTCGTGACCGAGCTTCCCACCAAGGCCGGCGACACGGTCGGCGACCGGCCGGTCCGCAGCATCACGCCGCGGTCGGCCGACAAGCTCTATGCCGCCATCGTCGCCGGCGGGCGCGGTCGGCGTCATCGGCAGGGCGAGAAGGCGGTCACGATCTCGAAGCGCGCCTGGGAAGTCGTGCGCCGCCTCTACCCTGATCAGTTCGACCGGGCCGTGCCCAACCCGTGGGTCGGCGTCACCGTCGATCGGCGCACCAGGGCGGCGAAGCCCGCAGCGACGCGAGACGAGGTCTACACCTTCGCCTGGGGCGCGATCGAGGCCGGCGAGCCCGAGGCGGCCGCGGCGGCCGTGATCTGCTTCGAGTGGCTGCAGCGCCCGGAGAACGTGCTGGCCGGCTATGTGCGCTGGTCCGACTATCGGAGCCGGGAGACGCCGACTGCCATCCGCATCGAGCACCACAAGACCGGCGAGGCCGTCCTGCACCCCCTCGAGGAGACGGGCGAGGATGGCGGGCGCGTGCTGTTCTATGAGGAGGCCGAGGCCGTCCTCGCGGCCCTTCCGCGCCGCGGCGTCCCGATGATCCTCCGGCCGAAGGAGCCGGCGGTCGCCTTCACGATCTTCCAGATGGCGCGGATCGTCCGCCGCCTCCGGGCCGAGCTCGGGCTGCCCGCGACCTTCACCCTCGACGCCTGCCGGCACGGCGGCATGACCGAGCTCGAGGAGGCCGGACTGACGGACGGGCAGGGGAGGGCGCTCTCCGCCCACAAGAGCCAGGCCGCCTATGAGCGCTATGCGAAGCGGACCCTGGCACGCGCACTCGGTGCGACACGCAAGAGGCATGCCCACCGGCTAGCGAACGGGCGGTGAACGACATTTCCAAATGCGCCACGGCGAGCGCTTCTAAACGCCCCGCACCCGGCCGAGACGGCGCTTGCCTATCCTTTTGAGCTGCTTTAGACATCCGCCCCGGATGGTGACGTGGCGGAGTGGTTACGCAGCGGACTGCAAATCCGTGTACGCCGGTTCAAATCCGGCCGTCACCTCCACTCCAAATCTGGAAATGATCAGCGATCAATGGTTTAAGGGCCGCCTCTGGGCGGCTCTTTCGCTTTGCACTGATGGCTCCAGAAATGGAGCGGATTTGGTGGCATTGAGGCCGCTAGGCGGTGCCACCGTGGCGTAAGGCGTGGCCTAGCGGTCTTGAAATTGCGAGAAAGGAAAGCCCCGCGATCACGTTCTGTTCGCCTACCGACCACCCGCTCTGGCCGGTCCAAGAGGAGATCGAGGACCGCATGTACGACGAGGGGATCGACGTGTTCCGCTACCGCCTGAAGCGGGCCGAGGAACGCGGTCACCCCACCCAGGCCGCCGGCTACAGGCGCCTCTTGACGACGGTCGTCGGACCGCTCTCCGAGGCCATCCGATCGTTCTTCGAGGACGCCCGCAGCGGCCGCCCAGGGCCGCGCCACACGGCGGTCCTCCTGGTCGGGGACATGGACCCCGACGAGATCGCCTACCTCACCGCCCGCCACGTCCTCGACGGCCTCGCATCCGGCCCGCAGCCACTCGCTCCGGTCGCCAACGCGATCTGCACGGCTCTGGAGGTCGAGGCGTCCGTCGCCCGCTTCGAGGCGGCCCACCCGTCGCTCTGGCGCTGGTGGGAGCGGCGCTTCCGCGAGACGACCTCGAACGAGATCCACAAGCGCCGGGCCATCTCGGTCGCCATGTTCCGGGAGGGGATCGAGCCCACCCGGTGGACGGCCGGCGAGCGCGTCATCGTCGGGGCGAAGCTGGTCGAGTTGCTGATCGACGCCACCGGCATGGTGCGACTCGACACCGCGCGGAAGATGGTCCGCGGCGTGCCCAAGACGACCACCATGCTCGCCCTGGAGCCGGCGGCTGCCTCCTGGGTGACGGACTACAACCGCCGTGTCGAGGGGCTCGCCCCCGCCGCCCGGCCGTGTGTCATCCCGCCGAAGCCCTGGACCGGGCTCCGGAGCGGCGGCTACTGGACCGAGAGGCTCCAGCGGGCCGGCCTCGTGAAGTTCTCGAACCGGGCCGAGCATGGCCGGCTTCTGACCGCCGAGGCGGACCTGAGCCGCGTCACCGGCGCCCTCAACGCCGTCCAGGAGACCCCTTGGCGGGTGAACCGCCCTGTCCTGGAGGTCGCCAAGGCCATCTGGGACGGCGGGCTCGACATTCCGATCCTGCCGCCGCGGGACGATCCGCCGGTCCCGGCCAAGCCGGAGGACATCGAGACCAACGAGGAGGCCCGGCGGGTCTGGCGACGGGAGGCGCACGACGTCTACCGGCTCAGGTCCGAGCTGGTCACCCAACGGCGCAGCGTCGCCGAGTGCCTGCGGATCGCCGAGGACTACGCCGAGCGGGAGGCCATGTACTTCCCGCACAACCTGGACTTCCGCGGGCGGCTCTATGCCCTGCCGCGGTGGCTTCAGCCCCAGGGCGACGACCTCGCCAAGGGCCTCCTGACGTTCGCCGAGGGCAAGCCCCTGGGCACGGAGGCCGCCGCCAACTGGCTCGCGGTCCACACGGCGAACACCTGGGGCGAGGACAAGGTCCCCTTCGACGCCCGCCGAGCGTGGGTGGACGGGCACCGGGAGGCCATCCAGGCGGTCGCCGCAGACCCGCTCGCGAACCGCTGGTGGACCGGCGCGGATAGCCCCTGGTCGTTCCTGGCGGCCTGCCACGAGTGGTCCGGCTACCTCCGCGAGGGGCTGGCGTTTCGCTCGTCCCTGCCGATCGCCCTCGACGGCTCCTGCAACGGCCTCCAGCACTACTCGGCCATGCTCCGGGACCCGGTCGGCGGCCGAGCCGTCAACCTCGTGCCGAGCGATCGGCCCCAGGACGTGTACGGGGAGGTCGCCAAGGTAGTTGAGGAGCGCCTGCTGGACGTGGCCACACGCCCCCTCCATGAATGCGTGGAGGAGGAGACGACGCGATCCTGGGCGCACGCCTTCCTCGACTTCGGGATCGACCGCAAGATCACCAAGCGGTCGGTCATGGTCCTCCCCTACGGCGGCACCATCACCTCCTGCCGCGACTACGTGCGGGACGCGGTCCGCGAGAAGATCGCAGCCGGCGCCTCGCTCGACGTCCCCGAGGAGGAGTGGAGCGCCGCCGTCGGCTGGCTCGGGTCGCTCGTCTGGGCCTCGATCGGCCAAGTCGTGGTGGCCGCGAGGGTCGGCATGTCGTGGCTCCAGGCGGCCGCCCGAGTGGCCGGAAAGGCGGACATTCCGCTGACCTGGGCCGCCCCGTCCGGGTTCCTGGTCTACCAGCGCTACGCCGCCCACCACGACCGGCGCGTCAAGACCCGCATTCACGGGCAGATCGTCCGCCCGCTCGTGCGGGAGGACACCGGGGAGATCGCCAAGCTCAGGCAGGCGAGCGCCATCGCTCCGAACTTCGTCCACTCGCTGGACGCGGCAGCGCTGACGCTCACGGTCCTCCGGGCCAAAGCCGCCGGCATCGCGTCGTTCGCGATGGTCCACGACAGCTACGGCACCCATGCCGCCGACACGGACACGCTCGCCCGCGAGCTTCGGGCCGCCTTCGTCGGCATGTACACCGACCACGACCCGCTCGCCGAGTTCCGCGAGCGCCTCCTCGGCCAGCTCCCCGAGGACCTTCGCAAGGAGGTCCCGGAGCTGCCACCTCAGGGAACGCTGGACCTGTCCGAGGTCCTCTCGTCCCCGTTCTTCTTCGCGTAGCCAAGGCGCCGAGGAGCCGGCCCCCGCAATGGGGGCCACCCTCCGCCAACGCTTCGCGCCCCCTCACACACCAATCTGGAGTTCGCGAGTGCCGAGCAAGCACAAGCATTCCTACGCCCTGACGATCCGCCTCGGAGCGGCGCACGACGAGGTCGGCGTCGCCGGCCTGACGTTCGACCGCAGCCGCATGACGGGCGCCGAGAAGTCCGAGCTTCGGAAGGCCGCGGTCCTCGCCATGATGGACACCGAGGTCCTCCCGAAGAACAGCCGCCGCCTGCCGTTCAAGGTCCGCGAAGAGCTGGACGCCCGGCGCAAGCAGGCCGCCCCCAAGACGCGCGGCCGGTCCGCGGCAAAGTCCCGCGACGCCCGACGCCGGGGCTACGCGGCCACGGCCCCCAGCCGCCACGACATCGAGGCCGGAGCCCTGCGGGCGGCCAAGAAGCGGGCGGCGGACACCATCACCAAGCGCAAGGAGAGCAAGCAGTGATCGCCCACACCGCCACCAAGGAGGCCCCGAAGGTCTCCAAGTTCAGCGCCGGGACCAGCGAAGCGTCGCCCGTCCGGCGGTTCGACTTCCAGGCCCTCATCGACGGCGTCTCCAAGACGCACACCGTTCGCGTGGTGACGATCGACGGGGCTCCGTGGTTCGTGGTCGCTGACGTCTGCAAGACGCTCGGCTATCGCGTGACGCACGCCGGAAAGGCGAACGTGACCGACGCCACACGCGCACTTTCCGCAGACGAGCTGGGTTTCGTTTCGATCGAAACCTCCCCTGGCACCCACAAGCCCTACACCATCTACCGGACCGTCTCCGAGAGCGGCCTCTACAAGCTCATCATGCGATCCAACAAGCCGGCCGCGAAGCCGTTCCAGGAGTGGGTGACGCGGGAGGTCCTGCCGTCCATCCGCAAGACCGGCGGCTACATGCTCCCGGAAGGCGAGCCGATCCCGTTGCCGCCTGACTTCGCCTCGGCGCTGCGGCAGAACGCGGCCATGTCGCTCAAGCTGGCCGAAGAGCTGGAGGCCCACGCGCGGACCAAGGCGGAGGCCGAGGCGGCGCGGGCGGCGAAGCGGCAGGCCGAGGACGAGCTGGGGCGGGTGTCCCAGGTCGTCGGGAAGACCAAGAAGCGCATCGGCCACCTCGGCCGCTACCTTCCCGGCCTCAACTCGAACCTGATCAAGCGGGACCTGAAGAACCTCGGGTACTTCTACCGGCTCAACAGCGCCTCCCCGTACCGGGTCTACCACCAGTTCCGGGAGAAGCTCTTCACCGAGCGGGTGAACGAGTATTTCGGCACGGTGGACATCTACGTCACCGAGGACGGCCTGAAGGAAGTCGCCAAGCTCTACACCGAGGGCAAGCTGACGCTCCTCAAGGGTCATGTGATCGAGGAGCCGGTGCTGCCGTGATCCTCGACCCCGACAAGCTCAACCACGCCAGCCCGAAGGCGGTCGGCGCCGCCTTGATGGCCGCCGTGTCCCGTCTCCAGAACTTCCAGGCGGAACTTCAGGCCCACGCCGCGGCGCTCCTCTTCATCGCCATCTGCGCGGCCAGCAAGGCGTCCGCATTCGACGTCATGACCGCCGCCAAGAACCTCCTCGACGCCTCCAAGGACCAGCCGGAGATCGCTGCCGCTCTGGAGTACGTCCGCGAGGAGATCGTCCGCGACGTGCGGGGTCGCCGGTGATGCGGGTCTCTGTCAACGAGCGCCGCCTCCGCAAGCTCCTCCGCAAGTACGGCGACCGCGCCCATGTCCCGGTCGACCTGATCGCCGAGTGCCTCGCCGAGGGCCTCGACGTCGAGCGGATCATCCAGGCTTACGAGGCCACGGCGAGCGAGCGCCTCTGACCTGGGCCGTCTTTCTGACTGGACCCGAGACAAGCCGCACGAAAGCGTCCCGTGCGGCCCTGCTGCGCATGTTCGAGGACACTCACCACGAACGGCCGGCCCGTCCCGAGGACGCTGAAACCATCAAGAGCGACCCGCACTTTCTAGTCGTCCCCACCGGGGTCGTTGGTCGCGCTTGAGAACCCCCTGAAAGGAACCAAGCACATAGCCGAAGCCTACAAGCCCCGGAACCGCGTGAAGTTCACGACCCCGCCGGGCCGCGCCCTCTACCCGCGCCTCGACGTCCCGGACACCAAGTTCAACAAGGACGGGGTCTACAAGGTCACGCTGATCTGGCCGGCCGAGGTCATCTCCCCGATCCGCGAGAAGGTCGAGAAGATGGCGACCGACAAGATGGCCGAGATGAAGGCCGCCGCGGCCGCCGAGAAGGACCCGAAGGAGAAGAAGAAGCTCCTCGTGGCCCTGAAGGAGGCCGAGATGGCCCGCTCGCCGTTCCGCGAGGTGCTCGACGACGAGGCCGAGCCCACCGGCGAGATCTCGTGCGAGTTCAAGATGAACGCTGTCCGCCGCTGGAAGGACAAGAAGACCGGCGTCGAGAACGTCGTGAACCAGCGGCCGGTCGTGGTCGACGGCAAGGGCAAGCCGACCAAGGCGGTCCCGTGGTCCGGATCGACGATGGCCGTCAACTTCACGGCCGAGGCCGACTACTGGTCCGGCCAGAAGAAGGTCGGCGTCAGCGTCAAGCTGGTCGCTGCCCAGATCATCAAGCTGGTCCAGGGCACCGGCGTCGAGGTCAACCCGACCGAGGGCTTCGAGACCTACGACGACGGCTTCGAGAGCTACGACGAGGACGGCAACCCGGAGGCTCCGGCCGCCGAGGGCGCCCAGGCCGACGACGGCAGCACCTCGCCCAAGGACGAAGACGACGGCTCGGGCAACTTCTAAGCCCGACGCACGGGGCCTAGCCGCCGGCTATCGCTCCGGCTTGGAGGACACCGTCGCGGCCCAGATCGCCGCGGCGGGCCTCCAGGTGAAGTACGAGGAAGTCCGCCTCGCCTACGTCAAGCCGAGCAAGCCCTCGACGTATCGGCCGGACTTCATCCTTCCCAACGGCATCATCGTCGAAACCAAGGGGCGCTTCCTCACCGAGGATCGCCAGAAGCACAAGCTTCTCCAGGAGCAGCACCCTGACCTGGACCTGCGGTTCGTCTTCAGCCGCTCCTCGTCTCGTCTGACGAAGGCGTCGAAGACGACCTACGCCGACTGGTGCCGGCGCTACGGGTTCCGCTTCGCGGACGCCCGCATCCCTCCCGAGTGGTTCGCCGAGCCCTACAGCGAAGCCCGCTGGAAGGCGATCGAGGCGGCCACCAAGCACTGACCTCACGGCGGCCCTGGGACCTTCCTGGGGCCGCCCCTTCACCCCCACCCATCGAGCCTCTCTAGGCACCCTCAACAGGGAACGAACACCCATGACCACGAAGCCGAAGACCAGGGCCGTCAAGGCCAGCCCGTTCCAGCGCGTCAACGCCAAGTCCATGAACGAGCTGATCCTTCGGCACCTGATGCCGGCGGCCGGCGGGCCGGGCCACATCTCGGCCATCGAAGCCCAGGCGCTCTACCGCTGCCGCTCCCTGAGCCGGCGCATCTGCGACCTGAAGGCGGCCGGCTACGACATCGTCTCGGTCCCGAAGATGGACGTCAACGGCCAGCGCTACGCCCGCTACTACCTCGTCGGCCAGAAGCCGGTGAGCTACGGGCAGGACCTCAAGACCCGCCAGATCGGCGACAAGATCGAGCGCGAGAAGCAGCCCGCCCCGGCGGCCCCGATCGTCGTCAGGGTGGGCAAGAAGTACCGCGCCAGGAACGGCGAGGTCTACGGCCCGATGAAGACGTTCCACTACCCCGGCTTCATCCAGAAGGTCGGCGACGGCTTCGTCTGGAATGCCGACGGCACCGCCCGGCACACCCCCGGCGCCATGAGCCACACCCACAAGAAGTCCGACTTCGACCTCGTCGCCCCGGTCTCCCCCGAGACCCGCTGACGGTCGACCAAGAACCTCCCCAGAACGAACGCAAGCAGAACGAGAGCAAGCTCAGCATGACGAACGAGCATTCGAACGTGTTCAAGGTCGGCGACAAGGTCCGCGGCGTGGGTAACTACGACGGGCGGAACATCGACCGCGATGGCGTCGTGAAGGACACCCCGAGCGGCCGCTGGAGCACCTTCCTCGTCGACTTCGGTCCCGGCTTCGATGGACACAACGGTTGCGGCCGGGCGGGCAAGGAGTTCGCCGACGGCACCTGCTGGAATGTCCCGCAGGCCCAGCTCAAGCACGTCGCCACGGCGCCCCTGGAGATCACCAAGGACGACGTCGGGCGCCGCTTCAAGCAGGCCGACGGCACGATCGTCGAGGTGAGGGAGTTCGAGCCCCACGACAGCGGCGGCTACCCGGTCGGCGCTCGGGTCGTCTCCCTCGGGACCAGTGCCGACCGCACGTCGATGAGCCGCCGCTGGTACAGCCTGGACGGCCAGCGCATCAACCGCGATCCCTCCCAGACCCTCGTCGAGCGCCTCCCGGAGGAGGTGAAGGAGGCCCAGAAGACGGCGCCCGCCTCGGGCGGCTTCAAGGTGGGGGATCGGGTCCAGATCGTCGGCCGCATCGGGACGAACCGGGCGGCCCTCGGAGTCACGGGAACGGTCGTCGACTTCGCCCGCAGCTCGTCCAACCCGCTCGTGGAGTGTGACCAGCACGTCGGCGGCCACGACGGCCTCGGCGGAACGAAGAGCGGCAAGCGCTTCAAGGACGGCCACTGCTGGTACGTCCCGCGGTATGGCCTGAAGAAGCTCCCGACCGAGCCCGCCAAGCCGACGTTCGAGAAGGGCGACGTCGTCCGCCTCGTCAACAACCGTGGTATGTCCGCCAGCAAGGGCGCCCTGGCGGTCATCGAGAAGGTGCCCAACAGGCTGAACAAGTTCCTCTACGTCCGCTGGATCAAGGACCACAATTCGCAGATGGACGGCGGCTACTCCCCGGAGGACTTCGAGCTGGCCCAGGCCGACCCGAAGGACCTCAAGAATGGCGACCGTGTCCTGATCGTCTGGCCGGGCTCCCGCAGCGACGGCCACGAGGGGGTCTTCCGGTGCCTGTCCGCCGGCTTCGTCGCCTTCCCCGGCGTGGAGATCGATGGGTGGGACCGTGGCCACACCTGCCACGGGAATGTTCCCAGCGGCCGCGGCTGGTGGATCGACGAGTACGCTGGTGGCCGCCTCGTGAAGCTGCCCAAGCTGGAGCCGGTGGTCGAGGCCGCCGCCCGGTTCGACGGCTGCATCGTGATCGAGGAGGTCGGCGGCAAGCTCGCCCCGGCGCCCGCCCCGAAGGTTCACCAGAACCGGTACGACGCCGCGCGGGAAGCCTACCGTCTCGCCAAGAAGTTCCCTGGCCGGACTTTCCACGTCTTCGAAGCCTTCGACGCCCGCCGCGCCGAGGCGTCCTAACACCTACACTGGCCGGTCCTAGCGGCTCCCTCCGCGGGGCCGGCCTCCCTCCTTCCACTCCCTCTCAGAAAGGACACCAGCGCCGCATGCTCGGCCGTGACATTCACCAGAACCTTATGCAGGCCCCGGTCCTTCCGGGGAGCACCAGCCAGACCCTCGCCGTGACCGGCACCAGCGCCCAGAGCGCCGCCCTCCAGGCTGGCGCCCGCCTCGTCCGCCTCGTCGCCACCGACAACGTCCACGTTGTGGCCGGCGCGAACCCGACCGCGACCACGTCCTCGACCCTCCTGATCGGTGGGCAGGAGGCGTACTTCGCGGTTGCCGGCGGGGAGAAGATCGCGGCGATCGGCGCCGCTGGCGTCACGGCCGCCTCGCTCAACATCACGGCGTTCTGACCCGGATGCTCCCCATGATCGGCCCCAGGCGGGCCGGCCGGTGGGCGCCGCAGGACGGCCGAACGCTCGACATCGACTTCCTGAAGTGGCGCATGTGGGTGGCGGGCCGGAACACCCGGCCGGACGTCGCTCTCAGCGTCTCGCGACCGTCCGCACGCGGCTTCAAGGACGCTTTCGGCGTGCTTCAGGCGGCGGGCAACAACGCCATCTCCCGCGACCACGACGATGCCGGTGCGGCGCTTGGCCTTCAACTCGAGCCGCAGTCCGAGAACAGAGTGCTGCGCTCGGGCGACCTCGCCAATGCCGCATGGGGCAAGGGCGGGGCGACTGTCGTCGCTGGTGCTACGGCACCCGACGGCGTCCAGGCGTTCGGGCGGATCACCGAGGGCACCGCCGCCGGCCAGCACTACGTCTTCCAGAATATCGGCACGCTGGTCATCGGCGACGTCCTGACGATCACGGCGTTCGTCCGAGCGACCGGCATCGGGCCGGCTCGGCATGTGTTCCTGACCGCCCACGGCGAAGGTTCTGGCGTATTCAACCCGGCGACGGGCGCAGTCGTCTCGTCGGCCGGAGTTACGGCGTCCGTCAAGCCCTGGGGTCCGGGCGTCTACCGCGTCCGGGCGACGATCACGAAGACGAACACGACCGGAAACGTCTACATCGGCCTTTGGGACCCCTCCGGAAACAACAGCTATACCGGGAACGGCGTCTCGTGTGCCGACGTGTGGGGTGTGCAGGTTGAACTGCGCGGCACGCCAACGAGCTACATGCCGACCGGCGCTTCTACGGCGGTGCGCTACGCGGACGGGGTGTTGCTGCCGTTCGAGCCGTGGGGCAGTCAGTCCGCCGGGACGATCCGGGCCGTCTACAAGATCCCCGCGCTGACGGCCGCGGGTCGGGACGTGTTCTCGATCTCGAATGCGGCCGGCACGGCGCAGTTGTTCCTCCGCGCCACCACCGGCGCTAACAACCTCGCATGGATTTTGACGTCGGCGGGCGCCGAGGTGGGGCGCATCGAGGCTGGCGTGGCGGTGGCAGGGCAGCGCGAGGTGATCGCCTGCTCCTACGGGCCAGCCGGGCTCAAGATCAGCCGCAACGGCGGCTCGCCGGCAACAAACGGGACGCTCACGACCCCTGTCGCGTCACCCGCCACTCTCTACATCGGTCAGCAGTATTTCGGGCTACAACTCGACGGCTGGCTGGAGCGATTGAGCTATCGCCCGGCGCAGCTAGCCGACGCCGACCTCCAGGCATGGGTGAACGCCGCGTGAGCGCCGATCACCTCCTCTGCCACCCCGACGAGGCCGCGCTGCTGGCCGATCTCGCCGACCGCGTCGTCGAGGGCCGCCTGACCGGCCACGTGATCGCCGGCGTGACGGTCTACCTCGCCGAGGAAGTCCGCGGCGAGCCCGACCCGGAAACGGGCGAGGCCGAGCTGATCACCCCTGCCGTGACCCTGCCAGGGCGCTGGACCTGGATCTCGACCACGGGCGGCCCGGACGCGGACCTGATGGCCCGCCAGTCGTGCCGGATCGTCTGCGATCCCGATGCCGCGGCCGCCTCCCAGCCATTCGTGCTGATGGTGCGCGATCCCGCGACGGCCCTCCGGGTTGTCCGCATCGAGCCGACGCCGACGGGGCGCAGCTACGACTTCGGCAGCCTCCCCATGATCGAGTGAGCCCCACACGATCCAGGACGACAGCTCCTTCCTCCACAAGGAGCCGTGCCCAGCGTGCGGCTCCCGCGACAACCTCGCCCGGTACTCCGACGGCCACGCCTACTGCTTCGGGTGCGGCCACTACGAGCCCGGCGACGGGCAGGATCGACCAGACCGAAAGGAGACGCATCGCCTGTCATCTGACCTGATCGAGCCGGGAGAGGCCCAGCCCCTCTCGGCCCGCAGGCTGACCGACGAGACCTGCCGCAAGTGGGGCTACACGGTCAGCAACCTCGGCGGCCAGACTGTCCAGGTCGCCAACTACCGGGACCCCGATACCGGGCGCATCGTCGCCCAGAAGGTCCGGTTCAAGAACAAGGACTTCCGGTTCCTCGGCGACACCAAGGCGGCGGGCCTCTACGGCCAGCACCTTTGGCGCGACGCCGGCAAGATGATCGTCATCACCGAGGGTGAGATCGACGCGCTGTCGGTCTCCCAGGCCCAGGGCAACAAGTGGCCCGTGGTGTCGGTCCCGAACGGCGCTCAGGGCGCCCGCAAGTCCCTATCCAAGGCGCTCCAGTGGCTTCTCCGGTTCGACACGGTTGTCCTCATGTTCGACGAGGACGACGTCGGCCGGTCCGCCGCCCAGGACTGCGCTCAGCTCTTCCCGCCGGGGCGCTGCAAGATCGCCAAGCTCCCCCTGAAGGACGCGAGCGAGATGCTCAAGGCCGGCCGGGAGGGCGAGATCATCTCCGCCATCTGGGGCGCCCGAGAGTTCCGCCCGGACGGGGTCGTGACGATCTCGGACGTCCGCGACAGGGTCCTCGAAGACCCGGTCATGGGCCTCCCCTGGTGGACCCCTCAGCTCACCAAGCTGACCTACGGCCGCAGGACCGGCGAGATTTACGCCTTCGGCGCCGGCACCGGCGTCGGCAAGACGGACTTCCTCACCGAGCAGATCCAGTTCGACATCACGCACCTGAAGGAGCCGGTGGCGGTCTTCGCCCTGGAACAGCAGCCCGTCGAGACGATCAAGCGGATCGCCGGGAAGCTGGCCGGCAAGCGGTTCCACGTCCCGGACGGGAGCTGGACCGGCCCCGAGCTGATCGAAGCGCTCGACAGCCTGGAGGGGAGCGGCAAGCTCTACCTCTACGACAGCTTCGGGGCGACGGACTGGTCGGTCATCCAGACCATCATCCGCTTCCTGGCCCACTCGGCCGGTGTCCGCCTGTTCTACGTCGACCACCTCACCGCGCTTGCCGCGGCGGAGGACGACGAACGCACGGCGCTTGAGCGGATCATGTCCGAGATGGGCGCCCTGGTGAAGGAACTGGACGTCGTCATCCACCTCGTCAGCCACCTCGCCACCCCCGAGGGCAAGCCCCACGAGGAGGGCGGCCGGGTGATGATCCGGCACTTCAAGGGCTCCAGGGCCATCGGCTTCTGGTGCCACTTCATGTTCGGCCTGGAGAGAAATCAGCAGGCCGAGGACCTCGTCGCCCGCTCCACGACCACCTTCCGCGTCCTCAAGGACCGCTACACCGGCCAATCGACCGGCCAGTGCGTGTTCTTCGGGTACGACCCCGGCCGAGGGCGGCTGGTGGAGCTGGAGGGCGACCCCACAAAGGAGGCATCCGATGACCACGGGTTCGGCACTTATGGTGATCCCGCAGCCGGCGCCGAGACCGGCTCCTTCTGACCTCGTCAAGGCCACCGTCCTGGAGAGCGACCTCGTCGCCGCCGCGCGGGAGACCTTCGGCCGGGCCAAGACCTACCACAACGCGGTCGCACTCCAGCTTGCTCGGAAGAGCATGAACCGGAAGGCGGCGGCCGCCCGCAAGACGTTCAAGGTGGTACCCCGATAGGCCGCCGCTTCGCTTTCGACGTCGAGACCGACGGCTTCCTCGAAGACCTCACCCGCGTCCACTGCCTCGCCCTGATCGACCTCGACACGGACGAGCTGATCTCCTGCACGGACGACAGCCCGAACTACTTTCCGATCGAGCACGGCCTACGGCTCCTCGCCGACGCCGACCTGATCGTCGGGCACAACATCGTCGGCTTCGACCTTCGAGCGATCCAGAAGGTCTACCCGGAGTGGCGGACGTCCGCTCAGGCCCGCGACACGATGCTCATGGCTCGGGTCCTATGGGCGGACATCAAGGACACCGACTTCCGCCGCCGTGAGAATGGACAGTTCCCGTCCAGGCTGATCGGCAAGTACAGCCTCGAAGCGTTCGGCCACCGGCTCGGGCTCTACAAGGGCGAGTTCGAAGGCCCCTGGGATCGCTGGTCCCAGGAGATGCAGGACTACATGGACCAGGACGTGCGGGTCACCGTGCGGCTCTGGAAGAAGGCCCTGCTCCGCCTTGCCGGCGTGGGCGACAAGGACCCGATCCCGTTCTCCGAACAGTGCATCGAGCTGGAGCACGACGTCGCCCGGATCGTCCTGCGGCAGGAAGCCTGGGGGTTCCGGTTCAACGTCGAGAAGGCCCGCAAGCTCTACGGCCATCTGGTCCAGAAGCGCTGCGACCTGGAGCGGGACCTCCGCACGATCTTCCCACCTTGGTTCCGTGGCCGAGAGGTGGTCACCGTCAAGAAGACCCGCGTCATGCGGAAGGGTGTCCACTCTCCGACCACCTACCACGAAGAGGCCGTCTACCAGAAGATCGAGCTGATCGACTTCAACCCGTCCTCGCGCGACCACATCGCCGACCGGCTCATCAAGCTGCGGGGATGGGAGCCCGCCGAGTTCGGTAAGGACGGCAAGCCGACGGTCGACGACACCGTCCTCTCGACGCTCCCCTACCCGGAGGCCAAGCCGCTTTCCGAGTACCTGATGATCCAGAAGCGCATCGGGATGCTCGCCGAGGGCCGCATGGCGTGGCTCAAGATGGAGCGCAACGGGCGCCTCCACGGGTCGATCGTCACCAACGGCGCCGTAACCGGCCGCATGACGCACATGGAGCCCAACATGGGCCAAGTGCCGTCGAGCGGCTCTCCCTATGGGCACGAGTGCCGGGACCTCTTCGAGCACTCTCTCGGACGCCTCGTGGGCTGCGATGCCGACGCCCTGGAACTGCGCTGCCTCGCCGGCTACCTCGCTCCGATCGACGGTGGCGCCTACATCAAGACCGTCCTGGAGGGGAACAAGGACCTCGGGACGGACATGCACTCGGTCAACTGCCGGGCGCTCGGGCTGGACCCGAAGGCGGAGTACCTAGTCGACGGCACCCCGACCAAGGGCCGGGACATCGCCAAGACCTGGTTCTATGCCTTCATCTACGGGGCCGGGAACGAGAAGCTCGGCTGGATCATGGGGAAGCGGGGCGACCCGACGAACCCGGATCACTGGACCAAGCGCCGTGACGGGAGCCGCGTCGACAAGGTCGCTGCCGCCGCTGGTGAGCGGTCCCGCAAGACCTTCCTGCGGAGCCTCCCGGCCCTCGGGACCCTCGTGCAGCGGATCGCAAAGCGGGTGGAAACCCGCGGCTTTCTCATCGGGCTGGACGGGCGCAAGCTGCACGTCCGGTCCGCTCACGCCGCCCTCAACACGCTCCTCCAGAGCGCCGGGGCGATCCTCATGAAGCAGGCCCTCGTCTTCCTGGACAAGCGCCTACAAGAAGCCGGGCTCGTCCCCGGCGTGGACTATGAGTTTGCCGCGAACGTCCATGACGAGTGGCAGATCGACGTAGCAGAGAAGTGGGCCGATTTCGTCGGAAAGACCGCAGAACAAGCGATCATTGACGCTGGCACGCACTTCGACTTCGGGTGTCCCCTCGACGGCCAGTCCGTCATCGGCCAGTCCTGGAAAGACACCCACTGACCGCGCGATAGAGCGCCGCCTCCTCAGCTCCGCCCGCTACCGGGCCAAGCGGGACGGGCTCCCCTTCGGCATCGACCTGGACGACATCGTCATCCCGGACCGCTGCCCGATCCTCGGGATCACCCTCAACCGCTCCGGCGGCCCCCGCACGAACGCCACCCCGTCCCTCGACAAGATCATCCCGGAGCACGGGTACATCAAGGGCAACGTGGTCGTCGTCTCGTGGCGGGCGAACCGCCTGAAGTCGTCCGCATCACGGTCGGAGCTGGCTGCGATGGCCCGCTTCTACGCCCCCAACTTGCTCAAAGGAGCCTCATGATCACCAAGATCGAGAACCTCTACCTCCGCCGGCTGGCCCTCGTGGCCAGCATCCCGGCCGCCGCCCTCTTTCTCGCTGCCGCAGCGCTGGCCCAGTTCATCGCCGCCGTTGCGGTCGACGCCGTCGTCGTGGCCCAGGACACCTTCGAGGACCTGATCGAGGTCCGCATCGAGCTGGCCGAGCAGTACGCCGCCATCTGGGCTCGCCGCTGATGGACCTCGCCACCCGCGCCTTGATCGCCCTCGTCCTCTTCGCCGTAGCCGTGAGCTTGGCGCAGCAGTCGTGATTGGACGGCTGGCGGGCCTCCTGCTGGGCTATGCGGGCGCTATGGCGCTCGCGTGGCTCCCGGTAGCCGCGATGCAGGAGGTTCACAAGGTGCCGCCGGAGAGGCCGTCAGCGGTCCGCTACTGCCCCGATCCGGCGAGCGGCTTCTACCTGCCCTGCCGGGACATCAGCCGGGGTTTCCGGGAAGCGTGACGCACCGCGTCGCCCTGATCGACGGGGACATCGTCGCCTACCAGTACGCCGCCCAGGTCGAGAAGGCGATCGAGTGGGACGAGGGCGTCTGGTCCGTGACCGCCGACGAGGAGGAGGCCAAGGGCCTGATCGAGCAGTGGGAGGCCGGCATCCGGGACAAGCTGTCGGTGGACGAGATCGTCTACTGCATGAGCGACCCGGCCCGCCGGAACTTCCGCAAGACGATCCTGCCGACCTACAAGGCCCACCGGGCCAAGACCCGGCCGCCGATGATCCGCAAGGAGCTGGAGGCGTACCTCCTCGCCAAGCCGGGCGCCCGGTCCAAGCCGGGCATCGAGGCTGACGACGTCCTCGGCATCCTCGCCACGAACCCGCGGCTCTATCCCGGAGCCGAGAAGATCGTCGTGAGCCTCGACAAGGACCTCGCGACTATCCCCGGCCTGCACTTCAACTGGAAGAAAGCGGACCTCGGGGTCGTCGAGGTGTCCCTCCGGGATGCGGACTTCTGGCACCTCACGCAGACCCTCACCGGGGACGCCACCGACGGCTACGCAGGGTGCCCCGGCGTCGGCCCGGTCAAGGCGGAAGCGATCTTGTTCGGCGTCAGCCCGCCGTGGGGGACCGTCGAGGAGGCGTGGGCCGCCGTCCTGGAAGCCTTCCGAAAGGCCAAGCTCGGTCCCGAGGAGGCGCTCGTACAGGCCCGCGTCGCCCGCATCCTCCGGCACGGCGAGTACGACTACCGGAAGAACGAACCGATACTTTGGATCCCTCCTGGAGGTTGATGACGCACGCTTCGAAGACCTCCCCGCTGGCCGAACAGGTCGGCGGGGACCACTACACCAAGCTGGCGATCCAGCCGATCGTCTACTGCATCGCCAACAAGCTCGGCTTCGTCGAGGGTGCCGTCGTCAAGTACGTCACCCGCTGGCAGGACAAGGGCGGTGTCGAGGACCTGAAGAAGGCCCGGCACGCGCTCGACGTCTACATCTCCGCCCTGGAGGCGTCGTGACCAACGACTTCGACGCCTTCCAGGACGCCGCGGCCGAGCACGACGTCGTCACCGTCCCGGAGCACATGCTCCCGGCGAGCGTCTTCGGCCTCTGCGGAGAGGCGGGAGAGGTCGCCGAGAAGGTCAAGAAGGTCTACCGGGACCGGGGCGGCCGGTTCACCGAGTGGGACCGCATGGTCACCGCCGAGGAGCTTGGGGACGTCCTTTGGTACGTCGCCAACACCGCCCGCTTGCTGGGCTACAAGCTCAGCACGGTCGCCCAGATGAACACCGAGAAGACCCGAGACCGCGCCCGCCGCGGTGTCCTTGGCGGCAGCGGAGACCATCGGTGAAAGTCAGCGGAATAGGGGCCACCCTCCGCCAGCCCGACCTCCCGAAGATCACTCCAGAGCTGGCCGACTGGCTCTCACAGAACTACCCGGAGAAGCTCCCGGACCCGGAGATGCCGGACCGGAAGATCTGGATCATGGTCGGAGAGCGGGGCCTCGCGGCTCGGCTCCTGGAGATCTACCGCAAGCAACAGGAGCCATCCACCTAGTGTGCCCCACGAAGCCGAGCATCAAGCAGGCAGAAGCCCCGGCCCCAGCGCCGGCTCCGCCGAGCGATCCGGCCACCCCGCCGAACTTCGGCACCGGCGACAGCGCCGCCGCCAAGCGCGTGACCTCGACCAAGCGGTCCGGGCGTAACGCCCTCAAGATCGACCTAGCCGCCGGCAGCGGCATGGGTCGTACAGGGCTCAATATCCCGACTTGAGCGAGGGCATCGCCTCCGCTCGGTATGCCCGGCTCCAGGCGACACGACAGCCCTACCTGGACATGGCCCGGAAGTGCGCAACGCTCACTATCCCGGCCCTGTTCCCTCCGGAGGGCCTCCAGCCTGGGGCCGCCCTGCCGAGCCCGTACCAGAGCATCGGGGCTCGCGGCCTAAACAACATCGCCGCGAAGCTCCTGATCAGCCAGTTCCCGCCCAACGTCCCCTTCTTCAAGCTGGCCATCGACGAGATGACCCTTGAGGAGCTGACGAAGCAGCAGGGCATGAAGGCCGAGGTCGATCGCGGGCTCGCCAAGATCGTCCGCAAGGTCATCCAGACGATGGACGCCGAGGCCCTGCGGGTCTCCTTCTACGAAGCCTTCCGCCTCCTGGCCGTCTCCGGCAACGTCCTTCTCTACCTTCCGCCCTCCGGCGGCCTCCGCGTGTTCCGCCTCGACAAGTACGTCGTGAAGCGGTCCCCGGACGGCACGGTCCTGGAGATCGTCGTGAAGGAGGCGGTCGCCCGAGAGACGCTCCCCGAGAAGGTTCGGGCCGCCGTGGACGTTGTGAAGCCCGCTGACGCCAAGACCCCCGAGGTCGACACGGTGGACGTCTACACCTACGTCCAGCTCGAAGGGCCGAAGAAGCGGTACAAGACGCACCAGGAGATCGAGGGCATCGTCGTCCCCGGCTCCATCGGCACCTTCCCGACCGACAAGACCCCGTGGATCGCCGTTCGCTGGATGAAGGTCGACGGCGAGGACTACGGCCGCGGCTTCGTCGAGGAGTACATCGGCGATCTCGCGACCCTGGAGACGCAGTCCAAGGCGCTCGATGATGCCGCCCAGATCGCGGCCCGCATCATCAACCTGATCAAGCCCGGCGCCACGGTCCGACCGGACGACCTCACAGGCTGCGTCAACGGCGGCTTCGTCGTCGCCGAGCACGACGCCGTCAAGGCGTTCCAGGTCGAGAAGTACGCGGACTTCAGGGTCACCCTGGAGCGCGTCGCGGCCCTGGAGCAGCGCCTCTCCTTCGCGTTCCTCCTCAACACCGCGATCCAGCGGAATGGCGAGCGGGTGACGGCGGAGGAGATCCGCTTCATGGCCCGCGAGCTGGACGACGCGATGGGAGGAATCTACTCCCTCATGTCCGTCGAGCTCCAGCTCCCGTTCATCAACCGCCGCATGTTCCAGCTCCAGAAGCAGGGCGAGCTTCCGCCGCTGCCGCCGGAGATCAAGCCGGCGGTCGTGACGGGCCTCGAAGCGATCGGCCGCGGGCAGGACCTCGACCGCCTCGACGCGCTCGCAGCCACCGTCCAGATCGCGCCGCAGCTCGCGCAGTACATCGACTGGCAGGACTACCTGACCCGGCGGGCGGTCGCCCTCGGGATCGAGATCGACGGCCTCCTCCTGTCCAAGGAGGAAGTCCAGGCCCAGCAGCAGCAGGCCATGCTCATGCAGCTCGCCGAGAAGCTCGGGCCGAACGCCATCAACCAAATGGGCGGAATGGCCCAGAAGCAAATGGAGACGAGCAATAGCGCGTAAGCCTGCCGCGGACGCCCCCGAGGCGTCTGCCGAGACCCCGACGGCCCCGGTGGCCGGACCGGCCCTGGCCGTGACCGAGATCACCACCGAGGACGGCCGCAAGGCCACCCGCAAGGTCCACTCCAACGGCATCGCGGTGGTCACCTATGGGTGAGGTCACCCGCGTCGAGTTCGTGCCGGAGCCGACCGGCCCCGACGCCCCGCCGCCGCCGGCCACAGACCGCCCGGCGTGGCTCCCGGAGAAGTTCAAGAGCCCCGAGGACCTCGCCAAGGCGTACTCCGAGCTGGAGCGCAAGCAGGGCACGGCCGGCCGGGAAGAGGCTCCGCCGCCCGCGGCCGAGGATACGCCGCCGGCTGCCACGGACACTCCGCCCGAGAAGGTCCCCGGAGACCAGAAGGTCGAGGCCGATCTTGCGGCCAAGGGGATCGACTACGACGCCCTCGCCACTGAGGTCCAGACCGCTGGCGCCCTGTCCGAGGCGAGCTATGCCAAGCTCGAAGCGGCCGGCATCCCGAAGGCCCTGGTCGACGACTACATCGGCTCGAAGCGGGCCGAGGGCGAGCGCATCGTCGCTGACCTCTACGCCGAGGTCGGGGGCGAGGAGCAGGCCAAGGCCATGCTCGCCTGGGCGGCCACCGGCTACTCGAAGGAGCAGATCGCGGCCTTCAACAAGGCGTCTGCGACCGGCTCGATGGCCGAGCTTCAGGCTCAGGTCCGTGCCCTCAAGGTCGCCTACGAGGCGGCCAACGGCAAGGAGCCGGCCTACCTCGACACCCCGCGCGTCGGGGCCGGTGGCGGCGGTGTCTACCGCTCGCAAGCCGAGTGGCTCGCCGACATCGCGAACCCGAAGTACAAGACCGACCCGGCGTTCCGGCAGGACGTGGTCGACAAGCTCTCGCGGTCGCGCATCTGATGGCGGCCCTCCCGTCCGCCTACGCTTGGCTCTCGAAGGAGCCCGGCCCGCGCATCCTTCTTGAGGCGCTCGCCCTCTACGGGACCGTCGAGGTTCCCGGCTCGGGCAACAGCCCGACCATCATGGCCTGGGCGAAGGAGGTCGGCCTCTCGTCCGTCTACTCCGCGGACAGCATCCCGTGGTGTGGCCTGTTCGCGGCAGTCATCGCGAAGCGGGCCACCTGGGAGCCGGTCAAGGACCCGCTCTGGGCTCGCAACTGGTCGACGTTCGGCCAGCCCGCCGACCGCGCCTCCCTCGGCGACATTTTGGTCTTCGTCCGGGACGGCGGTGGACACGTCGGCCTCTACGTCGGCGAGGACAGCGCCGGCTACTACCATGTCCTCGGGGGCAACCAGAGCGACAGGGTGTGCATCACGCGCATCGCCAAGAGCCGGTGCATCGCCGTTCGCCGCCCGAAGTGGCGCATCGCCCAGCCGGCGAATGTTCGGCCGGTGATCCTCGCCGCGTCCGGGGCCATTTCGACCAACGAGAAGTAAGGAGAACCGTGGACTTCAAGAAGCTCGCCCGCTTCGTCGCCTCCCGCGCCAAGGAGCGGTCGACGTGGCAGGGCCTCGTGGCCGTGGCCGCCGTCTTCGGCGTTGCCATCGGTCCGGACCAGATGGAGGCGCTCGTGGCCCTCGCGGTCGCCGTAGCCGGCGCCATCCAGGTCTTCTGGCCGGACGACAAGGGTCCCGCCAAGCCGGCGTGATCGAGGACCCGAACGACGATCCTTGGGACGGCATGTGGGGAGGCGAACCCATCCCCCTGTCGGACGAGGATGACGCGGACGGCGGGGTTTCCCTGCCGTTCGGCACACTCGCGGCGCCCACTTCTCCTTGGCGACCGTTTATCCCGAGAGGGGTAGCTACGCCCATACACGACATGGCCGGGGCCTCTGCCGAAAGGTACGCCCCGGCCCTCATTCCAGTGAGCATCCCCGGAACCGTCTGAGCAAGTCGCGCTGATCTTCTGATCGGCGACTACGGTTCCCCGGACCTACCGACAGAACCGAGCGACCCGACGCCAAGTCCCCGAGGGGGCGAAGCGAAGGACAATCCTTGCGTTCCAGCGGACGGACCGAGGCGGACACGTTCCCCCTCAACCCCGCACACTGGAAACCACACTACGTGAGCAACCTCACTGTCTCCCGTCTCGGCGCCGACAACGGCGGCGTCGACAAGAAGGCCCTCTTCCTCAAGCAGTTCGGCGGAGAGGTCATCGTGTCGTTCAATGCCGCGACTGTCTTCCTCGACAAGCATACCGTCCGCATGATCGAGAACGGAAAGTCGGCGCAGTTCCCGGCCACCGGCAAGACGACCGCGTCCTACCACACGCCGGGCGCCGAGATCGCCGGCGCCTCGATCGCCCACTCCGAGCGGGTGATCACGATCGATGACCTCCTGATCGCGAACGTCGCTATCCCGAACATCGACGAGGCGATGAACCACTACGACGTTCGCGGCGAGTATTCCCGCCAGCTCGGCGACGCCCTCGCGCAGGCGTTCGACAAGAACGTGGCCCAGGTCGGCGTTCTCGCCGCCCGCGCTTCGGCGACCATCGCCGGCGATGCCGGCGGCTCGATCCTCTACAACGCGGACTTCGACACGGACAGCGACAAGCTGGCCGCGGGCATGTTCTCGGCGCAGCAGACGCTCGACGAGAAGAACGTCCCGGACGGCGAGCGCTACGTGTTCCTCCGCCCGGCGCAGTATTACCTCGCCGCCCAGAACACCAAGATCCTGAACAAGGATTGGGGCGGCTCGGGTGCGTACTCGACCGGCAAGTTCGAGGCCGTCGCGGGCCTGACCGTCGTCAAGACGAACAACCTGCCGTCGACCAACGTCAACGCCGGCCCGACCGCCTACCAGGGCGACTTCACGAACACCGTCGGCCTCGTCATGAACAAGACCGCGGTGGGCACCGTGAAGCTCCTCGACCTCGCGATGGAGAGCGAGTACAGCGTCCGCCACCAGGGCACCCTGATGGTGGCCAAGTACGCGATGGGCCACGGCATCCTTCAGCCGAAGGCGGCCGTCGAGCTTCGCGCGGCCACGGCCCCCTGATCTAGGGGCGGCCTAACTCTCTTCTACGTCTCCACCAACTTCGGCCGGGGCTCCTTCGGGGGCTCCGGCTGTTTTTTCTTCGGAGGCCAATGGCCGAACAACTCACGATGCTTGAGGCCGTCAACCTTGTGCTGGCCGGCCTCCAGGAAGAGGCGGTAGCGTCCGTCGCCCAGGGTGGTCCCCTGGCTGAGCGGGCTCAACTCCTCCTGACGACCAGCGCCGAAAGCCTCATGGCCGAGGGCTGGTACTTCAACACCACCAGCGGGCTTACCCTGGCCCCGCAGCCCAACGGCCGCATCCTGGTGCCGAACAAGGCCATCCAGGTCGCGGTCACTAACCCGCCGGATCTGACGGTCTCCGAGCGCAGGTACGCGGGCGTCCGCACCCTCTTCCGATCGGACACGCATTCGCTGGCGTTCACCAGCCCGATCACCGTCCAGGTGACGTGGCTGCTGGCGTGGGACGAGATGCCCCGCATCGTGCAGGACGTGGCGGTCGCCCAGGCCATCTTGGACATCATCCTGTCGTCGGCGGCCGAGGAGAAGCTCCTCGAAGCGGCTGACCGGCGCCTCCGCTACGCCCGCCTGCGGCTGGAGCGCGAGGAGATCGAGAAGGCATTCGAGGACCGCCTAGGCCCGCTCCCGCGGCGCAGCCAGCGCCTCCTCGTCCCGGAGGTCGAGAGCATCCTCGCCGAGGGGTGGTTCTTCAACACCACCAAGGGCCTCGTGCTCACGCCCAACGAGGCCGGCCACATCGTCCTCCCGAGCGGCGTCCTCCATGTCGACTGCACCGATCCGCTCCTGGCACCCGTGGCCGTGCGGCTCGTGGGCACCGAGCGCCGGCTGATCAACACGACCACCGGCTCCTTTGTGTTCGAGAAGGCCATCACGGTGAAGGCCGTCTGGAGCCTCGTCTGGGGCGAGCTGCCGAGGGCCGCCCAGGATGCTGCCGTAGCCTCCGCCTCGCTGGCGCTGGCCGCCTCCACCGGGGGCTCCCAGGCATCCCTTGCGGTCGCCGAGAAGCGGCTCAGAGAGGCCCGAGATCGCCTGAAGCGCTACGACCTGGAGCGCATCGCCCAGAGCGGCGTGTCCCTCCTCGACGGCTACAGTGGCGTCGTGGTCCGCCCGTGGGGCCGGCTGGTCGTCTGATGCCGATGGTCAGCGGGACCATCCCGCACTTCGTCAACGGGATCAGCCAGCAGCCCCAGGAGCTTCGCCTGCCGACGCAGGCCGACGCCCAGGTCAACTGGTACTCCACCTCCTCGGACGGGCTCCGCAAGCGCCCGCCGACGATCCACGTCGCGCGGCTCGGCGCCGCCCTCGGGCAGAACGCCTTCGTCCACGAGATCAACCGGGACACCAGCGAGCGATATGTCGTGGTGTTCGGCGCGAATGCAGACCTCCGGGTCTACAGCCTCGACGGGACGAAGAAGGTGGTGAAGTTCGAGAACGCCGCGGCGGCCCGCTACCTCCGCCTGGGGGCTGCGTCGCCGATCGATAAGCTCCGCGCCGTGACGGTGGCCGACTACACCTTCGTCCTCAACACGCAGGTCAAGGCGGCGATGCACCCGACGGTGACGGCGGCTCGCCCGGCTGAGGCCCTCATCTCGGTGAAGGCCGGCAACTACGGCCGCACCTACCGGGTGTACGTGAACGGCAACAAGGTTGCGTCCTTCGAAACGCCGGACGGGGACAAGGCGGCCGACGCCCGCAAAATCGACACGGCCTACATCGCCCGACAGCTCTACGAGCAGCTCCGCAAGGCCGGGTACAACGGCGGCCGCTGGCGCTGCGGGCTGGTCGGTGGCGAGACGATCTGGCTCCGGCGGGTGGACAGCGGGGACTTCAAGCTCCGCGTGGACGACGGCTACAACGGCACCGCAATGGTGGGCTGCAAGGACGTCGTGCAGAAGTTCTCCGACCTCCCGGTGCAGGGGCCGAACGGCTTCACGATCGAGGTGGCCGGCGACACGGACAACGGCTTCGACAACTACTACGTCCGGTTCGATGGCGACGGCATCCAGGGCAATGGCGTCTGGAACGAGACCCGCAAGGGCGGGCTCAAGAACACCATCGACCCGGCCACGATGCCCCATGTGCTCGTCCGGCAGGCCGACGGCACCTTCCTGTTCAAGGCCGCATCGTGGGTTTCCCGCAAGGTCGGGGACGAGGACCTCAACCCGCCCCCGAGCTTCATCGGCCGGCGGATCAGCGACGTGTTCTTCGAGGCGAACCGGCTCGGGCTGGCATCCGACGAGGGTGTCGTCATGAGCCGGGCCGGCGAGTTCTTCGACTTCTGGAGGACCACCGTCGTCACCCTGGTCGACGAGGACCCGATCGACGTGACCGCGACGCACACGCAAGTCACGCTCCTTGAGCACGTCGTGCCCCTCAACGGCGACCTGATCCTCACCTCGGCCCAGAACCAGCTCCGCCTTTCCGGCGGGGACCTCCTGACGGCCAAGACGGTGAGCATCAAGCCGATCAGCGGCTACACCATCCAGACGTCGGTACGGCCGGCCGTATCGGGGAGCGTCATGTACCTGCCGACCTCGGCGGGGCGGTGGACGAACATTCTCGAATATCAGGTCGACAAGGACACCAACACGGCCTTCGGCGACCCGATCACCGAGCACGTCCCCCGCTACATTCCGAGCCCCCTTCGGCGGCTGATCGCGGTCCCGAACTTCGGCCTCCTGTTCGCCCTCTCGTCGCGGGCTCCCTCGAAGCTCTACGTCTACAAGCACCTGACGGCGGAGCGCCAGCGCATCCAGTCAGCTTGGTCCGAGTGGGACTTCGGGTCCGACGCCAACATTCTCTCGATTGTGGCGATCGACGATGACCTCTACCTCACGGTGAACAGGGCCGGAGACGGCCTGTACCTGGAGACCCTCCCGCTCGAACCGGCCTTTCGCGACGAGTGGACCGCAGGCGTCGCCGGGGCGCTGCACCTGGACCGCCGCGTGAAGTCGTCCGACCTCCCGCGAACCGTCCTCGGAGCAGGCACCAAGCTGGTCCGCACGAACGTCCGCCTGCCCTACCTCGCCGGTCGGATGCGGAACGGCGCCCCGATCACGGACTACGTCGGCGTCACCCAGGCCGGCGACGTGATCAAGCCGATCGCGGTCAACGGCTACACCATCCAGTTCAAAGGCAACTGGAACAGCACCCCGCTCTGGATCGGAGAGCGCATCCCCTCGACCTACCGGCTCTCGACGATCTGGCCCAGGAAGCAGCGGGATGCCGGCCAAGGCTCGACAGCCGTCACGGCCGGCAAGACGCAGCTCCTTCGGATCAGCTTCGAGTACGCCGAGAGTTCCGACTTCACCGTCGCCGTGCGCTGCGGGAAGCGGGCTCCGAGGTACTTCAAGTGCGTCGCAGAGGATCGTTGGGACCCGCTGGCCCAGACCAGATCGAGGCTGCGCAGCGGAACCTTCACGGTCCCGATCCACACCGCGAACACTGAGGCCGAGATCAC